CCCCCGCCGGCTCGGCTGCCGGCGGGGTAGCCCTCGGTGCAACCGTGCAGTAGAAAGCAACCCAAACCCCATGAGCAACATCCATCGCTTTGGCGATCACATGTATGTCCATCCCTCCGTCGCCGCGACAATCACGGCAGCGGCCGTCACCGGTACCAGCGTGGATACGCAGGCATTCCGGCGCGGCGCGGCGGTCTTCACCAGCAAGTGCGTCGGCGTGGCCACGACCAGCGATTGCAAGTTGCAGGAATCGGCCGACAACGTGACGTTTACCGACGTCTCCGGCGGGGCTTTTGCCCAGCAGACCACGGCGGGTGGCCTGACCTCCCAGATCCTGAACATCGATCTGGCGAAGCGCGAGCGCTATCTGCTCCTGCTGCAGACCGGAGCCGGGGCTGCCGCCGCCGGCGCCGCCAGCGCCGTGTTCGTGCTGTTCGGGGACTTCGCCCTCGCGCCCACCCAGGACGTGACGGCCGTCTCCGTCTAGCCCCCCCCCCACCGTGCTGACCCCGGCGACGTGCCGGGGTTGGCGCACCCAGACCGCCCCAAGGGAGCACCATGGCCGTTGACCGTTTCGCGTCCGCTTCGGCGGGCCTCGGCGGGCCGCATAGCCGAGCCGTCGCCGTCGCGCCCAGCAACACCGTCGATCTCGTCAACGCGACGCGCGGCGTCTACATCGGCGTGGCCGGCGACCTGACCGCTGACCTGGTCGGGGGCAGCACGAACGTGCTCTTCAAGGCCCTCGCAGTCGGCATCGTCCATCCCCTGCGCGTCTCCCGCATCTACGCCACCGGGACCACCGCCACCTCTATCCTGGCGCTGGACTAACCCATGGCTGCCAAGGGCTACTGCGTGCTGGCCGACATAAGCGGCTATCTCGGCATGACGCTCTCCGCTGCCCAGCAGACCGAAGCCACCAACCTCATCCCCCTGGCCGAAGCCTACATTGACCGCTATACCCGGCGGGCATGGCTCTCGCCGGCCATCCTGGCCGAGCAGTACAAAATCTATACGCCGACCGTCTACCTCAAGCAGCATCCGGTCGGGAGCATCCAGCGGGTGCAGACGCGCACCACAGCCATCAACGACGTGCTCTACCTCTGCGTGGCCGGCGTGGATTATGAGCTACAGGACACCGCCACGGGGCGGCTCGTCTTCAGCAAGGGCTACGCCGACTGGCGCGGCAAACTGCTCGCCTACGTCGATTACACGCCGTCCCAGCCGGTACCCGGCGACATCAACCTGGTCGCCGCCATGCTCTGCGCTCACTGGCTGGTCTATCAGATCGACCCGCAACGCTACGGCCTCAGCGGCTACAACCTCGGCCGCGACGTCGAGGTCAAGGTCGGTCAGTCCTCCCTGCGGGCTATCCCGCTGGACGCCCAGGCCATCCTCGACGGCTATAGCCTGCCGGTGTTCGCGTGATCCCCACCAACGCCGTGGTGTCGATTAGCCGCATGGTCTATGACGCCACCACCAAACAGAACACCCCGACCGTGGTAGCGACGCTCGTCCCGGTCTCGTTGATCCCGGTAGAAAGCCTGTTGCGTCCGGAGTTGATTGCCGGGGAAGCCGCCGCGGCGTTCAACTACCGCTTCTTTTGCGCCGCCTGGGTAGACGTGCGCGACGGCGACACGTTGCAGGGCTACAACCCTACCTCCCTGGCCGTCGCCCCCATCCTGCAGGTGCAGCACGTGGCGGTGCATAGCCCGGCGACCAACCTCTTTGCGTACCGCAGTGCCATGGTGAAGGTGATGCAGCCATGATGACCATGCAACTGCTCACGCACAACTACCGGCTGCCGGCGATTACCGCCGCGCTGCGCTCGGCCACCATTGCAGACGAGGTCGCCCTGGGTATTGAAGCCCTGCTCCTGCCCAAACTCCAGGCGGCGGCGCCGCACAAGACCGGCCAACTGGCAGCCGAGACCCGCGTCCATGTGACGCTCGGGGCCGGGAAGGCCACCGTCTCCTTTACCTCGACGCCCTATGCGGCGTTCGTGGTCTACGGTACCGGCATCTATCACAAGCCCACCGCGCATAGCGGCTGGACCGTCTATGGCCTGCAAGCCTTCGAGGTGAACGGGCAGCAGATCGTCACCATGCGGACGGTCCACAAGGGCCAGCAGCCCAACGACTACCCGCAGCGCGTCTGGCGTCAGGCCAGGCCGGAAGTCCGCGCGCTCGTCGCAGCCGCGGCACAGGGGTTCATGGTATGAGCGCTGCCGCTATCCTGACCGCCCTCAAAACCATCCTGCCGGTGGGCACGCCGGTAGCCAGCGCCAGCGTCTTCATCGAAGCCGGGCCGGATGCCAACACGGCGACCTGGCCGGTGCTCCTGCTGGAAATCCCGTTGGAGAAGCGCAAGCGCACCGCCATCCGGGCCAAGGCGTCTTGCATGACCGTCGTGGCCCTCTATCTCGACCGCTGGGAGTCCGGACCCGGCGGCCGCACCGTCGAGCAAATCAAGGCCGACGCCCGGGCCGCACTGACCCAGATGGTCGCCAACCTCGACGCCAACCCGCAACTGCTGGTCGCCGGTACCGCCAATTGCAACATCGCCGGGGACGAGATCGACGTGCGTATCGACGGCGTGATCAAAGACCAACTCCTCGGCTTCCCCGTTATCCAGGGTTCGCTCACGATCAAAGTGGACGACCTCTGGCAGGCAGTTTAGAAAGGCCACACCCCATGCCATTGCTCGTGTATCTCGGTCAACTCCCGGCAGCGCCTACCGGCATGCCACTCTTTGCGAGCGGCGAGCAGCGCGAGGTAACGGCCGGCGAGGCCGACCTACTGCTGCGCAATAGCTCCTTCCGGCTGGTCGAGCCGGCCGCGGCCGAGCCTGACCAGGCCCCGGCTGCCGAGCCGGCCGCCAACGGCTCCTTCGTCACCGCCCTGTAGGCGCCCACCCGCTCCCCTGAAAGGACGCACCCTCCGTGTCGAACCCCCTGCAATTTCTGAGCAACTACGGCTTCGTTGCGCTGGCCAAAGAGGCCATCGCCGGTACCGCGGTGCCGTCTACCGACTACTTCGAACTGGTGTCGGAGACGCTGATGCGCGACCCCGGTACCAAGCCGGTCGCGGCCATGCGCGGCACGCGCGCCAGCAACGTGACCTACATCCAGGGCGAAGGCAAGCTGGACGGCAACATCGTCGTGCCGTTCGGTCCGTCGATCGGACTGCGTGCGTTGGCTGCTGCGCTCGGCATCGACCACGTCGCCGGCAGCACGCCGAGCAACGCCACGACCCTGACCGCCAACTCGGCCGTCGGCGCCAACAGCGTCGCCCTGACCGCAGTGACCGGCTTTACAGTGGGGGGCTTTATACAGCTCACCAGCGCGACCACGCCGGCGCAGACCGAGGTCCACAAGATTCTCAGCATCGCCGCGCTCGTCGTGACCTTCGCTACCGGCGAGACGCTCGCCAGCGCCTTCGCTACCGCCGACGCCGCGGCGGTGGTCGTGGCCCCCTTTACCCACACCATGACCCCGAAAGAAACCGGACTGCCGACACTCACCATCGAGAAGAATCTGGGCGGCTTGACCAGCCTCCAGTGGGCCGGCTGCATGGTCAGCAAGGCCGAGTTGAAGCTGTCTACGACCAAGGAGGCCGAGGCCACCTACAGCATCATGGGCCAGAAGGAAGCGCAGGTCACCCCGACCACGGCGGCCTATACCAGCGAGACCCCCTACGCGCTCGCTAACATGAGCGTCTCCAAGGCCGGCGCGGCGGACGTGACGCCCAAGAGCGCCACCCTGACCATCGACAATAAGGGCACCGGCGAGTACACCTTCGGCGGGGTGAACACGCCGACCATGATCTACACCGGGCAGCGGCTCATCACGGGCACGCTGGCATATCTGCTGCAGAACATGACCGACTACAACGATGCGCTCGCCGCCACCCCCCGCGACCTGGCGTTTACCCTGTCCCAGAGCGCCAGCGATAGCTGCAAGTTTGACCTGCCCAACGTGGTCTGGGGCAAGCCCAGCATCCCGCTCAAGCTGGGCGACCTGATTCGGGTCACGATGCCCTTCACCGCCTACTATCTGGCCGGCGCGACCACGGACATTACCGTCACCGCCGTCAACGGCGTCTGGCTGGGCTACTGCTAAACGCGCCACCCCGCCGGGAGGCCCCCCGCCTCCCGGCTGCCCCTCCCCGTTTGAAAGGACTCCCCCCCCATGGGCTACAAAGCCAAGACTTCCGGCGCCGAGGTCGTGTCCCTGAGCGCCGGCTATGAAGCAACAATCCGCGTGCTGCGCAAGGCCGACGAGGACGCCTTGCAGGTGGCCCTGCTCGGCTCGTCCAAGAGCCACCGCCAGTATGTGGTCGAGGACGGCATCAGCAAACTGGTGAGCGACCAGACCATCGACAATAGTGCCTACACGCGCGAACTGCTGGTGCGCGGCATCGTGTCCTGGACGCTGGACGATGACAACGGCTCGCCCCTGGCGGTCACACCCGAGACGGTAGAACTGCTGACCGGCACGGATAGCACGCGCCTGGCCGTCGCCATCAAGGCCCTGTCGGCGCGGCTTGACCTCCCAAAAGAAGCCGTCTCTCCGAGCGTCTAAGCGACATGCTGCTGGGGGGGGGCGACCCCTACCCCGGCGACGGCCCAATGCCCCATTTGGAAGCCTGGCAGTTGTGCCGCGACTTTCACTGGACGTACCAGCAGTACATCGAGACGCCTATCGACGTGCTCGAAGTGTTCGCCCTCTACAACGCCGTGCGCTCCGGCGTTGAGGCCATCCCCGCCGACCAGCGTTGAGCGACCAAGGGACGGAGCATGCGCCACACGCATAGGAATATGCGCCACACGCATATCCGTCCCTTTGCTTGTAGGCGTGGGGCAACCGGCCGCTTATAACAAAAACGTGCTGAAAGGCCCTTCGTGGACTCCGCAACGAACGAACTGCTGAATATCCTGATCCTGGCCGAGGACGGCGCCAGCGCCGTGCTGGATGGCGTCTCCGGCCGGGTACTGGGTCTGAAGGCCAGCCTCATGGAGGCCGTCGTCCAGTCCGACCTGATGGCCGCCTCGCAATTGAAGCTCGGCACGGCCATGGAGCGGATGGGTATCAACCTCGGCTCCTGGAGCCGGGAGGCCAATACCGCGGCGACGGACATGGCCACCATGGACGGCGTGGCCCTGGCGAGCACGACGGCGGTCCTGGGCCTTGCCGCCGGCGTCCTGGCCGCTGGCGTGGCTATGGGAATGAGCATGACGGCTGCCGCGCAGTTCGATCAGCAAATGACCGTCGTCGCAAACAACACCAACATGACCAACGCCCAGATGCAGCAGATGCACGACACCGTGCTGCGCCTGGGAGCGGATAGCGGCGCCTCCCTGGATAGCCTTTCCCAGGGGTACATGCACATCACCAACTTCGGCTACTCGGCAGCCGACGCGACGCTCATCCTGACCGCCGCCATGCACAGCGCCGTCTCTACCGGCGCCGACGTGGCACAGACGGCCAACGTCCTCGCCAACGTGATGCACGAATTCAACGTGCCCGCCATCGCCGCCGCCCAGACCATGGACATGATCCATACCGCCGCCGCCATGGGCAATATGACGCTGCAGCAGTTGACCGACGCCTTCGGCCGTACCGCCGCGGCGGCCGCGGCCGTCGGCGCGCCGTTTGACCAGACGCTTGCCATGTTTACGATGATGACGCGCCACGGCTTCGACGCCGCGCAGGCAACCACCCAGGTGGCCGACGCCATCCTGCACATCATCAAGCCCAGCGCCGGGGCGACCAAGGAACTCGAAGCGCTGTCCAATCAGACCGGCATTAACCTCGTCGCGGACTTCAGCCAGGCGGGGTTGCAGGCCAAGGGCTTCTCCGGCATCATCACCGACGTGGCCGCGGCGACCCATGGCAATGTCAATGCTCTGGCCGCGCTGCTCAACGTGGCCCCCCCGACCACGGCTGAGTTGAACAATATGACCCAGGCGGCCAACGGCAACGCCGCCGCCCTGGCTGCCATCGTGCCGAACCAGCGCGGCCTCTACGCCATGATGCTCGCCACCGGCAACGGCGCCAAAGACTACGTCGACATCCTGCACGCTGTTGATGGCTCCATGCAGGGCGCCGGGGTGACGAACACCAGCTACGAGCGCAGCCTGACCAACGTCGGCCAGCAAATGTCGATCCTCGGTGGGAGCACCAAGTCCATCGAAATCTCCTTCGGGGAGATATTCCTGCCGCTCATCGCCGGGCTGGCTACCGGCCTGGCCGACGTTGCCAACGGCATCGAGCACGTGGTCGTGCCCGCCTTCTCGCACCTGTCCCAGGTCACCCGCGGTGTCACCGACGACATAGGAGCGATGCTGGGCAAAATAGGTGAGTTGAACGGCGGTGGCGGCGGCATCGCGGCGAACATCGCGGCGAACCTGCCGATGGTTGGTAACATCTTTGCCGCCGCCGGCACGGTACGCGACCTCCTGTCCCCCCCCGGTAGCACCGACGCCGCGGCGAAGGCCCACGCCGACTCGACCGCCGCTGCCATCAAGGCGCTGGTCGGTCCGAGTGGCGACGCCACCCTGGCGAGCGGAGCCGCTACCGCCGCCGAACAATCCAAAGCCGACGCCAACCAGAAGGCCATCAATAACCTCGGCGTGGCCGAACTGAATATCAGCGTAAAGGACGTCAAGGCCCAATTTGACCCGACCATCAAAGACCTGCAAGGGCAACTTTCCGGCGAGCAGCAATCAACCACGGCCGCCGACGCCGCCGACAAAGGGCGCCAGGACGCGGTCAGGTCCGATTACCAGGCTCGCATTGCCCCGCTGCAAAAGACGCTTGACCTGCAAACCGCCAGTACCCAGCAGGCCGACGCCCTGGACAAAATCACCAAGGACGGCATCAATACCACCTACAACGCCCAGATAGACCCGCTCAAGCGCCAACTGGACCTGCTGAACCAGCAGCACGCAACCGCCGGCGAGATAGCCACCGTCGAGGAAGACGGCATCCATGCCACCTACGACGGCCAGATACAGAGCCTCCAGACCCAGATCGGGTTGCTCTCGAAGCGCCACCAGTATGCCCAGGAAACGCTAGCCGCCGAGAACCAGATCAAGGATGCCCAACTCCAACAGGCCTTGTTGGCAGCCGAAGGCGACCCGGTGAAGAAGGCGGCGCTGGCCGGCCACCTGGCCACGCTGAACATCGAGCAGCAAAAGGCCCAACTGCAGAAGGACATAGACACCCTCACGGCAAAGGATGGCGCCAGCCACTACGGCGGTACCCGCCTGACCAAGTACGGCTACTCCCCGCACAACGGTCCGCAGGCCCCCACCGCAGACGCCGCCGCGGTCAACGCCCTGCAATTGCAGATTGACCGGGACAAGCTGGCCGCGCTGAACCTGGAAGATCCCAACGCCGTCGGCGCCGCGACTTCTGCCCTCACCCTGCAGAAGGCCACCGAAGGGGTGCAAGGGCTGACCACGGCGATTGCCAACGGCAAGGACGCTCTGGCGGCTATCCCGTTGCAGCAGCAGTTGGACGGGCTGCTCAAGCAAGAGAAGGACTTGCTCACCCCTATCGAAGCGCAAAAGACCGCCGACCAGGCCCACTATGACCTCCTCAAGAGCCAGCTTGGGCCCGAGATCGACATCCTCAAGAACAAGGAAACCGACGCCCTGGCCCCGTTGGATGCGGCCATCAAGAAGCGCGATGCCGAACTTGCCGTCATGAAGGCCGACATAGAGCCGCAGATCAAGAAGCTCCAGACCGATGAAGCGGCTCGCATAGCGGACCTCCAGCATGCCATAGACCAGCGTAACGCCGAGGCAGCCCTGGACGAAGGCCGCTTGAAGACGGCGATTGACAACCTGAAAACCGCGGAGCAAGAACGCCTGACACCGCTGCAAGCCCAACTGCTGGCGATCCAGAACCAGAACGCCGCGCTGGACGTCCAAATCCAGAAGGCCGACATACTGAAGAATGGTGGGACGCTACCCGGCGATCCCTCCGTGGGGAAGCCCAACAGCCCGTATAACGTCATTCCCGACCCGGCTGCGCCCTATATCGCGCCGGGCATGCCGGGGAGCACCCTGGATGGCCCGCCGGCTCCGGCCGTCACCGCTCCCCCACCGGGGGGCATGTCCGACCCGCCTCCCGGCGGTATGGTCGCCCCGCCTCCTGGCGGTATGACCGACCCCGCGCCGGGGGGCATGGACGCCTACCACGCCGCGGCGGTCAACTCAGCCATACACCAACTTGGGCAGCCGATCATTGACAAGTGCGAGCAGTTCCTGGATGACCTGTTCGGCGTGGCGAACCGCAAGGGGCGAGGTTCGGCTACCGACACCGCCAATATGTTCGCCGGGCAAGGCTTGCTCCATGGCGGCAGCGCCGCCGATGCGCCAGTCGGCGCCCGGCTGTATTACGGGGATGCCAACGCCAAAGGTCAACTCATTGCCGGGCCCGGGCACGCCGCGCTGAAAACGGCAGCCGACGTCCAGACGGGCAGCGACGATAACGGCGTGGAGGCCCGCCTGATCAGCACATGGCAGCAGGAGGCCCACCAGGTGTTCCTCGGCTGGTACATGGACCCGACGCGGGCCAACGGGGGCACCCAGGGTACCGGCGGGGGCGGCGGGGTGACACCCGTAGCAACGCCCACCACCACAACCGTCACGATCAATGTGACGGTCTCAGCCGGCGCCGTCTCGGTAGAGACGAACGACACCACCGGCCTGGGTGACGTGGTCGGGCAGACCGTCGCCGCTGCCTTGGAGCAGATGGCGCAAAGCCACTCTGCGACGACGCCGGGGGCACGGCGCAGCCTACCCGGCGCGCACTAAAGGGGCAGCATGACCTACGACAGCAGCTTCGCCGGCGCCGGCTTTGATACCCTGGCCGGCTCGCCCGGCAGCGCCGGAGCGACCACGAACATACCGCGCACGTTGACGGCCAACGTCAACGTGCGCAAGATGCCCGGCGGCGCCGGGGTCTACATCGACGTGGGCGGTGTCGGAGCCACCGAACTGGTGCTGACCTGTTTCTTCACCAATCCCTCTGACTACGCCGCGCTCGAAGCGCAGGTCGGCAATACCGGCACGTTGAGCTACTTCGACGGCGCCTACTCGGCGGTGCTCTCGGCACTGAAGCGCACCTACCTCGGCCTGGGAGCCTCGCCGCCCTGCGCCGGCGAAGCGACGTTCTACCGCCAATGAGCGTCACCTTTCGCACACCCCTGGTCCGTGTCTACGTGGACAATCAGCAAGTCACGCAGGTGCTGTCGTGTACCGTCAACCTCGGCTACGACCTGGCAACGGCGCAGGCTGAAGTGCTCTGCCCGGTGCTACCGGCGTGGGCGCAACCATGGAGCACGGTCACTATCTCGCTCGGGGCGACCGCGCACGGCCTGGCGACTCGTTTCTCCGGCTTCCTCGTGGAATTCGACTACTCGCTCTACCCGCGCGCCGTAAAGCTGGTGTGCCGGGGCATGCTCATCCTGGCCGACCGCGACCAGAACAGTACCGTTGGCGGCACCGACATGACCCTCGGCGGAGCCGGCCAGACCGACCAGGCTATGGTCACGTCCATGCTCTCCAATGCCGGGCTGGGGGGAGCCTCCCAGCAGATCGGCGGCACCGGCAAGACGCTGGGCGCCGTCGCGACCGATCAGTTCTATTGGAATGAAGGGGAGAGCGCGCTGGCGTTCATCCAGCGGCTTGAGCAGATCTGTCTCGGCTACCGCACCTATGAGGGTCCTGGGGGGACGCTCTACCGCAGCCTGATTACGCCGGTACCGACGGCCAGCGCCGCCCTGTCCTTCACCGAAGGCGTCGACATAGAGCGCGGCACGCACCAGGACAGCATCCTGGACGTGGCAAACCGCGCCGTGGTGTCCGGCTATGATCCCGGCGACGGCGGCGGGCCGTTCGGCTGCGTGAGCAGCGCCCCCAGCCCGTGGGTACCAAACGCCGGTTACATCACTTTTCAGGTCAATAGTTCGCTCATTGAGAAGGGTCTCATCGCTGACGCCGGCTCCGGCCTGGCCTGCGAGGACGTGGCCGACTGGCAATTGGCGGTGCGGAACCGGCGCACCTACAAGGTGCAATTCACGACCCCCAGGGATGACCTGCTGGTCCCCGGCATGACCATCGGCGTGTCGAGCGGGCGCCTCAACGCCCAAACCAACTACTGGCTGCAACACGTGGACGTGTCGGTAGACGAGCAGGGGCAGTTCAGCCAGGTGGTGACCGGTGTCACCGGGTTGGGCGGCGGCGGTCCTATCACCGTGCCACAGAACCCGCTCGTTGACTTTTCCATGACGCTGGAGAGCGAGTCCGTGCTCGTCGCCGGGGTGGCTACCGTGCTCTATCTGGTCTCGTGTACGGCCTTGCCCATGCCCACCTCGGCGCCGATTACGACCTACGCCTGGACGGCTGCCGGCGGCGGGGTACCGGCGAGCGGCAGCAAGACCACGTTTACCGTCGCGTTTACGTCCCTCGCCAGCGCCAGCATCACGCTCCTCATCACGGACAGCGGCGGCAATACCGGCACTGTCACGAAGGCCCCCCCGGCGGCAACGGCGGCGGTCTACGCCAACCGCAAGCTCTACACCGCCGAGCCGACCCAGGCAGCGGAATTCACCGGGACGGCATGGGTAACGACAGCCCTGGCCGGCTGCGACGCCGTGGCGAACGCCCCGTGCTGGGCCAGCGGTGGAAACTTCCTGGGCAGCGTTGATGACATGGCGACCACCTTCACCTCTACCGCTCCCTCCACCGTAGGCACCATCAATGCCATCTGGGTAGAGACGGACGTGCTGTCCAGCCGGGTGCTGATCGGTGGCAGTACCGGCAACCTGGCCCTGAGCGCCGATGGCGGGCAAACCTGGCTGGCCGTCGCCGGCCCGGGTGGCGGCGCCATCCTGCGCGTCGTGATCAACCGCTTCCTCACGAGCCAGTGGTTCGTCTTGACGGCGAGCGGCCTCTACCGCACCGACAACGCCGGGGGAGGCTGGCTCACCACGCAGGCAGCCCAGGCAGGCGAGACCTTCGTGGAATACTCGGCGGGGGCGAACCGGGGGATGATCGGGATGCGCGGCGGGCGCATGCTGATCGACCGGGATAGCGGGACCACGCAGACCTTCAGCGGAGCAACCGGGACCACGGGCATCGTGGCGGTGACAGCCGACATCAAGGAGGATCGCTTCTACGCGCTGAACCAGGCGGGGCAGGGCTACTATCACAGCGCCGCCGGGGGCAACGCCCTGGCGTCTGGTGCGCTCGCGCCGGCCGTCCCGGTTGACCGCGGCCTCTGGCGGGACGGCGCCCTACGCGACCTGCTCTACATGGCGTGCGGTACCGGCGGCCTCTACAAAAGCGTGGACGGCTTGCAAAGTGTCGGCGGCTTCTACTTGCTTCGCACGGCAGCCGTCAACGCCGTGGGCATCGACGGGCTGTTGTCCAACGGCCCGACCTGCGCCGCTCTGACTGGCAATCAATACCTCCGTTGCGAGGCGGACACCTATAGCAGCGAACCGGCCTCGCAGATCGTCGCGTCAACGACCACCATCCTCCAGGCGTTGTGGAACGGGACCAGCAATAATGCCCCGCCTTCCGGCTGGCAGACGGTGGGCTTCAACGACTCGGCCTGGGTGACTTTCACCGATGCGACGACGGCTTCCGGCGGCGGCGATACCTGGTGGGGGCCGTTCGGCCCCTACCCCAGGGGCGTCTGGAATGTGGCAAACAGCGGACCAGCGGCGGCGCAGGTCATATTCCGGCAGCACTTTACGATGACCAAGAAGCCAAACTCCGTGTTGCTCGGCCTGGACGGGCCGGGAGCCGACGTCTACATCAACGGCCTGTTGGTGTTTAGCAACCTCGCTACCAGCGGCTCGTTCACGGTCCCGGCGTCGGTATTCAAGTGCGGGGCCAACGTCATTGCCGTTTGGTCAGGGAAGGGAGCCGCTGGCTCGCCGTTCCGTTTCGCCTCTTGGCAACTCAGCTTCTCGTAGGGGCATGGACATGGAACCGCAGCAGTCTCAACTCAGTGGAAGCACGCTCACGCCTTCCGGTGGCGGCGGCGGTGGAGCGCCGGCCAGCGCGGCCTCGGCGTTAGGGGTAATGTGGCGCTCGCTCTATGCCCGCGTGCAGGAGATGATCGACGCCAGCATCCAGGCATACTTCGGCAATAGCTTCCGGGGGGGCAAATTCCAGGCGAGCGCCCTCACCGGCACGCTGCCTCCTAGTGTGGGTTTCAAGAACCCGATGACGACGTCAGGCGACCTTATCACGGGAGGGACGGCAGGCGTACCGGCGCGCCTGGGGATTGGCGCCAACACGCAGGTGCTCACGAGTAACGGCACAGCCGCGGCGTGGGCAACCCCGACGCCGCCAGGTATGACCAATCCCATGACCCAGCCAGGCGACCTGATCGCCGGGGGCACGGCCGGCGCGCCGGGACGGCTGGCGAGCACGGCGATGGGGCGGGAGTTGGGCCTGGTTAGCGGCGCGCCGTACCTCGGCGCCCCCGCCGCGCCAACCGTCAACACGGCGACCACCGGGGGGACGGTGGGGGCCTTTTCCGGCTACGCCACTGTCACCTACGTCAACGCACAGGGCGAGACCACGGCATCAGCGAACACCTTGATTAGCCTCTCCGGCTCCACTAACGTCATCACCATCGTCTCTCCCTCTGCCTCTGGCACCGGGAGTCAGGCGGCGACGGCTTACTACGTCTACATGACCAAAGGCGACGGCAGCGGCTTCCCCTGGTTCCTGCAGCAGGCGGCGGGTAGCCCAACCCCGCTCGGTACCAACTACGTGATGAGCGCCCAGCCGAACCAGACCGGCGCGGCGCAACCGGCATCCAATACGGCCGGCTCAGCCATCCCGGCATGGATCGTGCCGCCGACGAGCGGGCTAGTCGACCCCATGACCACGCGCGGCGACCTGATTGCCCGGTTGGCCGGGGGGACGGGCAGGTTGGCGCTCGGGGCGAGCGGCTACGTCCTGACCAGCAACGGCACGGATGCGGTGTGGGCAGCGGCCACCGGCGGCTTCACTAATCCTATGACCACGCTGGGAGACACGATCATCGGCGGCGCGGCCGGCGCAGCCACGCGGCTGCCGATCGGCACCACTGGACAGGTGTTGTCGGTGGTGTCCGGTAGCCCGGCCTGGGCGGCGGCCAGCGGTGGGGGAGGTAGCACGTCGGTAGTCCCGGCAACCTACTCCGTCATCTTGACCGCAGGGGCAGCGGTGACAGATAGCTCGACGGCTTACGACATGCCCGGCTTGTCTATTGCCAACGTGCCGGTCGGCACCTACCACTTCTCGCTGTCCATTCTGGCCGGGACAAAGAGCGGCGGGTATGGCGTCAATATCACTGATGGGTCCAATACGAACCTCTGGCCCACGGCGACCGCGGAGCGCTTCGAGACCTTCACCGACAGTGACGGCTTCGTACAAATGGTGCAGTCCGGCATCTTCACAACGACGGCGGCGGGCACGGTGAAGGTGCGGGCGGCTGCGTCTGCTGCCGTTGGCAACTACACGGTCTATGACCGCCAACTCACGCTGTTGAACCTGTCTGCTGGCGGCGGGGGCACCGGGGGCATGGTCCCCCTCCAGGAGATTGTGCTGACCGCGGCTCAGGCGACCATCGCCTTTAGCAGCATCCCGGCGACCTACCGCAACCTCCGAGTGACCTGGCAGGCCCGCACTACATCAACCTCTAACGGGGACGATGACCTGCGCTTGACAGTCAACGGGGACACCGCAGCGCACTACCTTGATATCTACGACGCCGGGAACGGCTCGTCGGCGCTGTCCGGCTCGGCTGGACCGGTGGCCTTTTCCCGCGTGGGCCATGTGGCGGGCGGCAGCAGCACCGCGGGATACCCCGGCAACGGCTCGTTGCTCATCCCGAACTACACCTCAACTGTCTTTGACAAGACGTGGGAGGCGCACTCCTACGGTGCGCCCGGTCTGTACTGGCTGGATTTCGGCGGGCTGTGGCAGAGCACCGTGGCGATTAACGCCCTCACGTTTGCTCTCTCTGCCGGCAACTTCGCCATCGGGACGGTCTTCACGCTATGGGCAGATGCGAGCACGCCCAGTAGCGGTACCGGCAGCGTCAACAAGGTGCAGTTGGACTATCAGGCCAGCGTCAACAGCACGGTTTCAAGCCTGGTGGCGAATACCTGGACGACCATCTTTCCCGTCCAGTCGTTCAATGTAGACCTGGCTGGCAGCATCATCGAGGTAGATGTGGGTGGGTTCATCCAGATCGGGAATAACGCCACCTCCACGACTATGTTTGCTCGCTTGATTGTGGACAGCACCACCTATTCGACGCTCTCTGGCACCTATATCGGCGGCTCGACATGGGGCAACGCGCTCTCCGGTGCGAGCACGAAGATATTGACCGGGTTGTCGGTAGGGTCACACACGATCAACGTGCAATTCTTTACCGACCAGAACACCTCCGTTATCGCTGATGTAAGCAGCGGCGTCTATCGGAGTTTTGCCATCCGGGTCCTGGAGCGAAAGCAGTAGCGCGCCCGTCCGCTGACATCTCCGGCAGCGGCGCCCTCCTCCGCTCGTAGGGTGAATGACAACGAAGGAGGAACGTTTATGACACCCATGCGCTACCCGGAAGACTACGATCTAGAGCCGTCGGACCGTCCGACAACCGACGTGCCGTTGACCCTCATGGAGGTCATGTGCCTGCAAGACATGACCCGGAACAGTCAGACCTATGACGGCTGGTACGTCGGCGGTCCGCTGAACGACAAGCTGGCCGAGGCCAAGCGGTCGCTGCAGTACCAACACCACCTACAGCGCCGTCCCGCGCTCGCCGCGGAATTGGCGTCCATCCTGAGCGGCGCGTTCGCCGTCGCGGAGGCGTCTCCTCCCGGCGACTAGTGGCGCGCCGCTCCCCTACGCTGGAGACCCCCCTTGCCATGCCCCCTCTCACCGACTTCAACTTCGCGTTTTCCGGCGTGGCCGGCGTCGCCATTGGGGGGGCACTCGCCTTCCTGAACGGACGCGCAACCCGGCGAGCCGACTCCATCGAAGCCATCGTCAAAGAGCGCACCGCCGCCGTCCATAGCGATGCCCAGGACGCCGCGGAAGTAGCCACCGCCGCCATTACGTCCGCCGATGCGAAAGCGGCCAGGCTGGATAAGGCGTACTGGACGCTCGTAGAGGAAATCCAGGGGGAGCAGGTCCGGCTACGCGGCGAATTGCTCGCCGTGCGCGCCGAGATCGCCGCGCTGCGCGCCAGCGAAGGCAGCCTCCTTGAACAGAACGCCGCGCTGCGCAGCGAAAACAACGCCTTGCGGGCCCGGGTGCTCGAGCTGGAGCGCCAGATGAACCTGCGCTCCGATTCCACGACGTCGACCACTACCACAACCGCGACCGCTACGACGGTCGTGTCCTAAGAGCGAAAGGACCCGCTATGCCTGACCCGTTGCGCGGTACCTGCGATACCTGCAGGGAGCCGGACCTGGCCGTGTGGCTCCTCGTGAGTCCCATGGGTAAAACCTACCGGCGCTGCGAGGGGTGCCTCCCCCCGGTGGCCCTGAATATCGTCTCGCGTTCGGCGGCGAGCCTGGCGGCGAGCCGGGGCTTGCGTTTGCTCCGTGGCGGCCGTGCCGCAGCCTAGCACCCGCTACCTGCTGAACATCCAGCCAGAAACGCTCGTGTCCGGAGACCCGGCATTGCTGGCGGCAGCGGTAGACGGCGCCGTCTGGATCGTCCAGCCCTGGACGGAGCAGACGGCGCGTACCCTGCGCGACCGCTGGCCGGGCACGCATCTGGTGCGTCCGTACCCGGCGCCGTGGGACGGCTTCGATTGCTCGGGCTGGGACGGCATCATCCTGGGCAACGAGCCGAACCTCCCCCCCGCCGACGAGGCCGACTCCTGGGGCGCCGACCCCGCCGGCTACGTCACCGCCAGGCTGGCCGTCCTGGCCAGCCTGCGGCGCGCCACCCCCGGCGCGCGCTTCCTCCCCCCGGCTGTCGCGCCGGTAGGGCGTTGGGAGGATGCCCTGGCCCTGCTCGCGCCGCTGGTACGGGCGTGCGGCGTCGGGAACGTCCATCGTTACCACGGCCAGGACGGCCTGCCGACCGCCCGCACGGTGCTCCCCGGCATCGCTGAGTGGTGGGTAACAGAGCAAAACTGGCCGGGTGGGGACTGGCTCTGGCAAACGGGAGATGCCGCGGGCATCGCCGGTTTCGCCGCACGTTGGAGCGGCCATGCCGCTGCCGGGCTGGACGCTCTCGCCCAGCCATCAGTACTCGCCCGCTTCGCGGCGGTGCGCCAGGAAAGGGATACTCCCGTGTTGCACGTGCCTACTGCTTTTGATACCCAGATTGGCCCGGATGGTTCCGGACACGACCGCTGCGCCGAAGCCTGCATGGCGTCCACTTTGCTCGATCCGGGGGGCTGGCAGAGCGACCCCTACCAACTGCTGCTGGCCGTCACGGACAAGAGCAACACGCTGCGGGCTGCTGCCGGCGACGCCTCGCGCGTCGAGACCAGCGGCACGACCAGCGCGCAATTGATCTCCCTGGCCCAGAGCTACGGCTTCCAGGCGCAGACATGGACGGACTGGCAGGAAGGCGTGGACGCCCTCGCCGCCGGTAAGGTGGTGCTCTGCCTCAATATGAACGCGCTGCTGCGCCCGACCAACTACCCGGCGACGGCGGGCTGGTTTGCCGAGCATTGGGTGCGCCTGCGCCAGGTTGTGGACGGCGACTATTGCTTGCTGTTTGACCCGCTAACCTACGTGCCGCAAGCGGACGGCACCGTGTATCAGGGTCCGACCATCCAGACCATTGCCAGCCTCCAGGCGGCAATCCAGGCCACTCCGAACGCGGAGGCCGGCATCCTGGTTTGGAGGTAGCCCATGGTGGCCTGCCTCCCGACCCCACCACGCAGCCGCCTCCTGTGGCTGCTCTGCCTCCTGGCGGTGCTCTGGACGCTCTGGCGCGTTGCGCCGGCGCATGCCGCCGGCCAGACCAGCGCCGCTCCTAACCCGTTTCCCTGGGGCCAATGCACCTGGTGGGCTGCCCAGGAACGCCCCGACCTGATTGGCGCGGTCTGGGGAGACGCCGAGGCATGGGCATGGGAGGCCGGCGCCGCCGGGCGGCGCGTGGATACCTCCCCGGCGCCGGGGGCCATCCTGGTGCTACCGGCGTGGTCCTTCGGCGCCTGGGGCGCCGGGCACGTCGCCTACGTGGTCGCCGTTGGCCGGCTCGGCTGGGTGCTCGTCTCCGAGATGGACTGGCAACCCTGGGGGCCAGGCGTCAACGACTACCGCTGGGTCTGGACCGGCTGGGGCGTGTCCTACATCCATTAGCATGTGCCCGCCCGGCACAGAAAGTACTAACGTGATCGCCCTCGTGCTCGTGCCGTCCAGCGGCAACCTCGTCGGCACGCTGATCGCCGCCGGGGGGCGAGATCCCATCGTGCATATCGCCATCGACATGGGCGACGGCACGGTGATCGAGGAGCGTGGGAACGGCCTCACCAGGTCGCCGGCTACCGTCTACGACTCCTCCTTCCGGCGCTGGGCCTTGTCGCTCACGCCGGAGCAGGAGCAGGAGATGCACTCCTACCTGGTGGCTCGGCTGGTGTTGGACGCTGTTGATCGACAGTCGCCCGGGCCGCAGGCGTTGCGCTACGACTACCTCCAGGTGGTCCTGGACGGGTGGAACCTGCTCACCGGGCAGGAGCGGTGTAGCCCGTTGAAAGGACGAGCCGATTGCAGCGGCATAGCGGCAGAGGCGTGCGCGGCGGTGGGCTACTGGCCCATGCCGTTCCCGTTGCGTCTGGCGGCGGCGGTGCGTCCCGACCAGTGGCACGACATTGTGGACGGCCGGCCGCTGCGCGGTGGCCGGCTGCCTGATATGAGCGGAGTAGTGATGCTGATACCCAGACCGTACCTGTTGCTGGCCGAGAGTGTCGGCGTGGGCGTGCTCGCTGCCGGCGGGGATGCCGTGCAGACTCATCTGCTGAACGCGACCAGCGTGCCGACCCTTCAGACGGTGGGCGGCTGGTTCGTGGCCGGCGCGCTGTCCTGGGCGGTGGCAAACCTGCGCTCCACCTATGCCACGCTGCTGGCCGGGGGCACGAAAACGGCGGGGGCCAGCCCCGTACCAACCCCCCGGTAGGACGGAGCCGGCTCCCCGCCGGCCTCGGTAAAGCGCTGTGCCCCGCTTGTCAGACGGGGGCCAGGCGCAAGGCCACGCTTAGCTGGTGTTCCCTGCCAGCATGGCCTTGGTCTTGACGGCGCGCGTCTGCTGCACTGCCATTTGCAGTTGCGAGCAGAGGGTGCCGAGGCTCTCCATCTGGGTCATTAGGGGACCCGACTGGAATGCTTCGAAGTCGGGGTGCGTCCGAATGCCGGGATCGTTGAGGACGCCAGTTAGCTGGTTCATCCCCGTATCGATCTGCCGGATTGTCCGCTCGACATCTTGCTGCCAGTAGGGACCTAGAGCTTGCGCCACGAGGCCTCCTTCCCGTCCGGCCTGGGTGGCCGTCCGTCTGTTGTCTGACCGTCCCCCCCATGAGCACGGTTCTGACACAGGGATCATACCGTACCGGAGCACAGTACGGTACCCCCCCGTTAAAAGGCAGCAGCCAGGGCCAGGGCGACCAGCGTGCAGAGCATGGCCCAGGCCACCGCCGACGCCCAGACCCACCCCCACATTACGCCGGCCAGCCCCAGCAGCACCGTCACTGCCCAATAGAGCGAGAGCCAGGTAGACGCCACCCGGCGCCGGCCGCGCTGGCTGTTCATGGCCGATGCCCGAAGTTCGTACTGTCCTCCGCAACCCCCCCGGCGTGCGGTGCTACGTGCTGCTGCTGGCGGGGTAGCCGGTACCGGGGGGAGTGGGAGGGCAAAAGGCCGTGTGAGGCAACGTCAAGCGTTTCTGGCGCTTTCATGCTGCGCTGTCTGTGGCTGCCGGGGTGGCTACCGGCTGCTTGTGGCGGGTGATGCGCAGGCCCCCGGCGCGGGTGCTCTCGGTGCGGCAGGCTTCGAGGGAGGCGGCTATCTCGCTCTCGCCGGCAGCAACGAGGGAGTGCATGAGCGCGTCGGTGCGCTTGCGGTCGTAGGTGGTGGTACGCGCCGGCTGCTGCCAGGCGAACTCGCCGTACCAGGGGAAGTCGTGGTTCTTGCCGGAGGCCTGTAGCAACGCCTCGGCCAGCTTCCGCATGGTGGCCCGGCAGCGGTCTATCGGCTCGCAGGCGGCGTCCAGGGCGGCTAGCACCACGGCGCAGCGTTCGATGGCTGCGCCGGGATCGATGAGGCCGTCGCCCCACAATGAGAAGCCGTCGATGGCGTCCAGCTCGAGTGTGTCAACGAGCGCGGCGTTGACGATCGTGTCCTGGTCCTGGGTCATGGCGTCGTTCCTTTCTCTATAGGCGACTGTGCGGGGTCAGACCAGGCCCGCCTATTCCAGCCTTTCGGCGCCAGCGTGTTGCTGGCGGCCGCGGCGGCTCGCCAACCGAGGAAGTAGTCTGGTATGAACGTGGGAGGTTCGTCGGGGCAATCCTCGGCGCTCGGCTCGGTCTCCACGTCGTCGTGGTCCCAGCCGTTGAGGATGCCGCAGATGTGGCCGATGGAGGAGTCGAGCGCCGAGGCGTAGTCGGTGGCGTTGTGGTTGATGGTGGCGGTGTCAAGCCCGGCAGCCTGGGCCAGGGCGACCAGCGCGCAGCCGCAGGGGATGCGCTCGTCGCCCCGCAGGTGGTGTGCCCATGTGCGCCGGACGGGGGCTAGACCGGTCTGGGCGAAGGCGTCGACAATGTCCTGCTCGGTGTAGGTGCGGATGCTCATAGCTGCGTCCTGCCGCTAAAGGTTTCCTTGGCCGCGGCGAAGGCGACGCGCCAGCCGCGCAGGTAGTCGTCGGACTGGTCGGCCGTCGCGACGCGCACGAGCATGGGGTCCGGCAGGGTGACGTGACTAAAGTCGTCCCAGCCGTTGAGGATGCCTGAGGCATGCCACGCCGGTATCCTCAACGCCACGCTATAGCTGTCGGCCGTGTTTTCGAGCATGAGCGTGTCCACACCGCGGGCGACGGCCAGGGCGACCAGGGCGCAACCGCAGGGCCGGCGCGCTCCCTCCGGCCCGCGCGACCGGTTCCATGTGCCCTGGATTGGCTCAATGCCGGATTTGGTGAAGGCGTCCAGAATGTCCTGGACGGTGACGTAGTTTTCAGCCATTGATCTGTACCTCCATGATGCGCTTGGCGGCGGCGTGGGCAGCCTCCCAGCCGGCTTTGTAGTGGGCCTTGCCTCTGGCGTCGGCGTTGGCCGGGTGGTAGCGGAAGCTGTTGTCAAAGGAGCCGAGCACGTCCCAGCCGTTGACGATGCCCAGGGCGTGGTATTCCGTGGTGCCGAGGACCTTGGCATAGCTACGCTCATCGAGGGGCAGCAAGGCGTTTTCCAGGTCGATACCGGCGTCGACTGCGAGGCAGACCAGGGCGCAACCACAAGGACTGCGGTAGTCACCGTCGTACCAGACGTGGGACCAGGTGCGGCGTACCGGACGGATACCGGTACGGTCGTAGGCGTCGACAATGTCCTGCTCGCTGAAAAGGCGCAGGCGCTTGGTCATGGGTGCAACCCTCCATTCTCGTAGACCATTAGATTCTTGCCGTAGTTGAGCTTCAGCGCGCGGTGGATGCCGAAGCCGCAGCGCATGCCGGCGCGGAAAGAGTGCAGGGTGGCAGCCTCGCTGCGCCGCTCCCCGGCGATCCTGCCAACTCCTTCCTGGTAGAAGACCCCTTCTTCCCCGGTACTGGCGTAGTCGAAGCCGTGGCCGATCCCCACCGTGTAGGCGACGGAGTAGCCCAGCAGGGATGCTAGGCGGACGTAGTTGCCCTTCCATGGCCGGCCGGTGTCGATGGCCGAGATAGCGGGGGATTGGCCCTGCTCGTGCCAGACGACGGCGACCAGGGGGCAGGCGCAATCCGGGGGCAGGGGTTGGGGCAGGGGAGCAGTGACGGTGTGGTACCGACGAAAGTAGAAGCCGCCCGTCAGAGGCAGCATCTCAATGTGGGCATAGGCTTTGAGGACGCGCTTAGGGGTGAACGGGCGCATCGGTCTCCTCCTGCTCTCGTGATACCAGGCCAAAGTAGGCGGCTGGCCATGGGTTGCCGGTAGTCGTTTCCTGCCCGCAGCGGGGACAGGTCCAGGACGTGGACGGACCCTCCGGGTCCGCTCGGGTGGGCAGGGGTTGGAAGGGCAGGAGACCGCCGCAGGCGCAGCGCGGTCGGCGCAAGGCCGACGCGACGTGAGCCTGGTAGCGGTCGGTTTGCCGGATGCTCCTCCGCGCCGCCGGATGCACCATGGGCAGGAAGGGCACCCCCGCGCGCTCCAGCGCGCGCCGGACCCGCTCCCCCAGGGCCACGATGGTATCTCCGGCCGCGGCGTCGTCGGCAATCATCCAGAGCGCATGGTCGTTTACCTCCCATGGCGTCGTGTCGAGGTAGAGGTTGGTAAAGCGGCAGCATGCCGGGTCTACCCCGGCGGCGCGCAGCGCGGCGAATAGGGTCTTGGCGGCGAGCCTGCCGTCCGTCCAGGAGACCCCCATGCTGATGGCGCGCTTGCTGCGGCGCTCGCCTACAAAGAGGTAGGTCATGCTGCCTCCTCCCCAAAGAGCGTGCGGGAGGCGGTGTTGGCGGCTTGCCAGCCGGCGTAATAGACGGGGCCGGAGGGAGCGTTGCCGGAGGGGCGCCGGTGCGGGCTATCCCAGCCGTCGAGGATGCCCTGGGCATGCGGCCGGGAGATGCCCAGGGCATGCGCGTAGGTTGCAGCACCGAAGGGCTCGTTGGCCTGCATGGCGGGGAAGCACCCCGCTGCCTCGGCCAGCGCGACCAGGGCGCAGCCGCAGGGAACGAGGAAGCCCGCGTGCAGAGTCACCCGGGCCCACGTGTACCGGATTGGCTGGAGTTTGGTCTGCCGGAAAGCGAGGACAATGTCCTCGGCGGTAAAGAACTTGCTCATGCTAGTCCTCCTCATTGCCCCATACGTCGCCCAGCGGGAGCATGGCTGCACGGGCGTCCGCTTGGCGAGCCGCCAGAGATTGCTTGGCCCGCGTCTCGGCGTCCAGCAGCAGGAGCGCTGCGTCGGCGCCGTAGGCGGTGGCGAACGCCTTCATCCCCATGACCTTGGCGGTTGCGCCGGTCACCCGGAGGTAGACGGCGTTAGCCAGTTTCGTCTCGGCGTCCTGCCGGGAGAGTTGGGTGTCCTGGCGGTTGGAGCCGAGGAGAAAGTCTCGCCCCCGCGCCGGGGTGACGACGATGACGTGGGGGTCTAGCATGCCGCGCTCCGCTGCTGGTCGCGGCGGGGGGAGGCTTCCTCGACGGCTCGCTCCGTCAAGGTGGCGACGCGCTCCTGCGCGGCGTCCAGGCGGCGCCGCCAGTAGGCAGCCGAAGGGGAGCCGGGCGGCGCGGCAGCGAGCCGGGAGCGCAGGTGTTGCACCTGGTCGCGATCGCGCACGCGCTCGTAGCCGAGCAAGTCCAGGATGGGAGGAATGGGTCTGTCCTTTCTGTACCGGCGCGTCCGTCGCGCCGGTACCCGTATAGCATACCGCTACGCTACGGTATCCAAAAGGGGGTCTGCCGAAGGTACGGGTCAACGGTAGTACCTTCGGCGGGCGGCTCCGGTAGCCGGCCGATCGGCAGCACGGCGGTGAGGCGGTGCGTGCCGGGCAGGGCGGCGCGGCGCAAATCTGCGGCGCAGCCAGCGGCGGCTTTGGCGCTGCGATGGTCGTGACCGCAGGTGTAGGAGAGCACCCAGGAGCCGTCCTGCTCCTGGGTGCGCGTCTCAACGTGGTAGGTCATGCCGCCACGTCCTCGGTGGCGTCGGCGGCGGGGGTGCAGGCGTTGATGATATGCGCCGCGGCCTTGGCGATGCTCGCCAGTTCGCCGCGCAGGGTGTCCGGCGTGCCGTGCCAGGACAAAAGGTAGTCGGCGGCGAAGGGGTTGGCAATGCCGTAGTGGCGGGCGACCACGTAGGCGGTCGCCTCGGCGTGCCATTCCGCTACCTCGCGGGCGGTCGCTGCCTCGCCCGCCTCGAAGTGCAGCAGGCGGTGCGCCCACTCGTGCCAGAGGACCAGCAGCCGGTCGTGGCTGCCGAGACCCTCGGCGGTGACGATGCGGCCGTCGCGGGTAGCGTAGCCGCGCGCCGCCCCCGGCATGGGTCCTTCGCTTACGCGCGCGCCGTCCTTCGCCAGCGCGGCCAGGGTGACGTCGACCTGCTCCTGCGCGTCGTCGCCCAGGGGTGTCCAGTACTCGGGGAGGGGCTTCGAGTCGTCCAGTTGGGAGGCGTCGAAGACCGCCACGTCGCGGAAGGCCAGACGCTTGCTTTCCTCGCCGGTCTCCGGGTCAACGGTCCCGGATTTCAGGACGATGGGGGCAAGGATGCGCAGGGCCTTCTGGCCCCTGGCGACCTGGTAGCCCGCCTCCTGCCATGCGCGGTAGGAGGCCACCTGGGTGGCGTGGGGGCATTGCAGGGCGATCAGGATGCAGTTGCGGAAGCTGTACTTGTGGAAGCGCGCGGCGAAGTCGAGGAAGGACACCAGGCGGTCGCTCTTGCCCGCCGCCATCTCCTCGGCCAGCGCGGCGAGGGAGGTGTTGAGGTCGGCGTTGAGGCCCGTGCGCCGCTCCTCGGCGGCGGCGCGGGCTGCTGCGTCGGGGGTGTACTTGCTCATGCCAGCACCGTCCTTTCCTCGTTCGTCCAGGGGTCATAGGTGTCGCCGGTGTCGGGGTCCGGCAGCTCCGGCGCGTCCTCCGCTTCCCGGCGCAGGAGGAGCATGGCCCCCCCCGTATCGCTACCCGGCGCGTAGAGCGGGGTGCAGGAAACCAGGTCCCACCCCTCGCGGGCGAAGCGGTTGATGTAGTCGCTTTCGTCCACCCAGAGGAGCAGCTTGTACTCATAGGTGGGCTGCCCCGCCGCGCGGCGCAGGATCAGGTTCATGAGCGCCTGGTTTCCTACGGCGCAGGAGGTCGCGCTGGCGATCTCCCAGCCGTCGGAGCTGAGCCGGTTCAGACTTTCGTCCAGTTCCATCCCGGCGTACAGGCAAAGGGTCTTGTGCTCGTACTTCACGCCACCCCCCCCTCGAGGGCGGCGAGGTCGGCCTTGGCGGTAGCGATCAGCGGCGCGTAGCGGCTGAGGTTTTCCGGGTGAATCGCCAGCTTGCCCTCGTAGGTGCGGATGAAGTTCCGCAGCCCCTGGGCCTTGTGGTTGCGCTGCTCCTGCGCGCGCAGGGACGTGACGTGCCAGCAGGCGCGGCCGCTGCGTCCGGCGGCGCAGGTGCATTCGCTCGCGCCGTTGTCATGCAGCAGGGTGTGGTAGGTCGCGTTGCTCGTCCGGCTGGGCATTAAGGCTTGTACCATCGGGGGCTGGTCCTTTCCTTCGCGGCGCGTCCTGCGCGCCGTGTAAAGGGAGTATACCGCTACGCAACGGTATACGCAAGCGCCACGGCGCCACGCCGGCCAAAGGTACCCCTCTGCGGTAGCCCATCTGGCCGGCGCGCGCGCGGAAAACGCACCCCGACGTTGCCCCACACGCCGCGTTAGAAACGCGAACGGGTAATACTGGCAGCCCGCGCCGACTACCCCAGAACCGCGCCACGTTGCCCAAGGCCGGGTGGCCCCCTTTCCGGCCTGCGCCTGACCCCAACGATGCCCCCCAGCGGGGGCCAACGGGCGACGTGGGGCAACGTCGGCGCAAAGACGGGGGAGGTGTCCGGGGGTTGCCATCGGCGGCGGTCAGGCGTGCGCGGCGGGTCAGCCGGCCAGGCAGGCTCCAGAAACGGCGCTACCGCTGTCATGACGCATGACAGCGGTAGCGGGCAGGGCCAGCGCGGGCGGTTATGCCCCCTTGCGCTCGGCCAGCCAAACCGGCTTCTGGCCACACTTGGCCGAGCAGAACCAGGCGCTGTATGGTCGGCCGTCCCGCGTGGTGCCGCTGCGCAGCAGCATCGGTTCGTCGCAGGAAGGGCAGGACCGCGCAAGCGCCTCGCCCAATTGCTTCTCCTCGTCGTTGCCGTCCGCCGCCAGGACGCGCGGCCGCTGTTCGTAGTTTGGCTGCTGCTGCCCACCCCCGGCGCTCGTCTCCTTCTCGTACAAAGAATTGCCGAAGGCATTACCGAAGGTGCGCAGCGCCCGCTTCAGGGCGTCGGTAACCGCTCCCTTGATGGCGGTCTCCTGGGCGTCGGGTGAAGCCTGGTCGCTGTCGCGGGGGATCGCCGGAATGCCGACGCCGACGTCCTCACGGTTGATCGGCTCGCCTTCCGGCGGCAGCACGGTCAGCAGGATGGTGGCGAGCCAGACCCCTTGCTGGTGCTCCAGCTTGGTGACCCGGTAGGACCAGCCGTGATAGCCAAAGACGGAGTTCGCCATGCTGATCACGTCATGGCCTTCGAGGTAGCGGAGTTCGATCCCCTGCTTGCGCCGGGTATGCACCCGGCTATCGTCTACCTTCTGGTCGAGTTGGTCCAGTTGCGCCGGCGCAAAGCCCATGGCCTTTTCCTCTCTCGCCGCTCTCGGCCCGCCGCGCAAGTGCGGCGGGCCATGCCCCTGCCCCTAGAAGGGCAGATCGTCGTCCAGGGAGTCGTTGCTCGGCGCGGCAGCCGCCACTCGCTCTCCGGCATCGGCGCGGCTACCGAGCAGTTGCAGCTGCTGGACAATCACCTCGACGCGGTAGTGCTTCTGGCCTTCGGTGTCCTCCCAGGAGCGGGTCTGCAGGCGTCCCTCGATGTAGACCTTCCCGCCTTTGACGAGGTACTGGTTGGCGATCTCCGCTTGGCGGTCAAAGGCCACGATGTTGAACCACTCGGTTTCCTCGCGGCGGTTGCCTTCCTGGCCCACGGTGCGCGAGACCGCTACCGAGAAGTTGGTGACCGGCTTGCCGCTGGGCGTGTATCTCATTTCGGGGTCTTTGCCGAGGTTGCCCAAAATGATGACCTTGTTTACTCCTGCCATTCCTGGCCTCCTTACCGCTCGCGCCGCCCCCGGTAGCCATACCGGGCGGCAGCGCGCGCCGGTAGCATTAGTATACCGTACCGCTATGGTATGCTCCGAGAAAGCGGGCTAGCCGGTTGGGCTAGCCCGCCTGGGCTACGCTGCGGTAGAGGTCGCACCTGGCCGGCGCCGGATGGGGTTTCCCTCGGCCGCGCGCCGCCTGGCATAGTCGATCTTCCAGCAGCGGGGGGAGCAGTAGCGGCGGTGCCGGCCAAGCTCCTCCATAATCTCCGTGCCGCACACGACACAGTTAGTTGGCTGCTTGGCGCGTGGTACCGCGCGCAGCACGTTGCCCGCCATGGCCCGGTCGGACAATGAGGGCGGCGGCGGCGGCGCGGGCAGCGCCGCCGAGGCAGAACGAACAGGCATAGCCGGCTCCTTTTCCTGGGTAGCTTCACCCCTCGCGCCGGACTCGCCCCGTCGCGTCGGGATACTGGTACGGTACAGTATCCGCACCTGCAATATCGTACCATCAATGCTCCCTTCCCCCTCTACCGCGCTGGTATATGCCGTTACGTTACGGTATGCTCAGGACAGCGCGGGGTATGAGGTTGCGCGCGCAGCCGTCCCGCGCGGAAAGGAAGGTACCCATGACCTTCGCAGAGGCATTGGCTATGGCGCGGCGCCGGGAAGGCTTAAGCCAGTTAGCCCTGGGGGCGCACGCCGGCGTGGCGGCGTCCCACCTCAACCGACTGGAGCACGGCTACCGCACCGCACCCGGGCCCGCCTTCGTCGCTGCCCTGGTCGGCGTGCTCGGAGACGAGTATGCGCCGCTGCTCTACTGGACAGCCGGCCTGCTGCCCCCCGCCTGGCGCCGCTTACACCCCGGCGACCCGACCCTCTCGGCGGTCGCCACCTTCCTCTGCGTGCCGCTACGCGATGCGGGCGAGTTGCAAGACTTCCGGAGCGTCGTAGAAGCCATGGTCCTGCATTGGGGCAGCGCTCCCGCGGTACCCGTGGAGCAACTCGGCCAGGCGGCGCTGCCGCTATGAGCGCAGCCGACCAAGATAGCCGACACGGCAGCCGATTGGAGCATAGTCTCGCCCTGCGCCGACTCGGCCAGGGTATGGACGCCCTCTCCCTCTCTACCGCACCGGCGCGCCAACTCCGGCTCCTGGCCGTGCTGATGCGCGAGACCTGGGCCTGGAATACCGACGACGTCGGCCTCTCCCTCACCGAGATTGCGGAGCGCACCGCGCTGGGACGGTCGCATATCACCCGGGCCCTGCGCGCCTTAGAGGCGGCCGGCGTGTGTCGGCGCACGGCCGAGGGCAACACCAGAGGGCAGAGCCGGCCACGCAATCGCTACACCATGCACCCGCCGGAAGACTGGCTCCCCCCGTTTCTACCCCAGGGTACGAACCGTACCCTGGGGCCAGGGTACGAACCGGCCACTACCCCAGGGTACGAACCGTACCCAGCCCCAGGGTACGGCAGCACGCCTGACCCAGGGTACGGTTCGTACCCTACACCCATGGTTAACCATGACACCTTAACCATGAGAGAGAACCATGGGGCCGACCCCGGCGCAGCCCCGGCTGCGCGGCCTCCCCTTTCCGCGCAATTGCGTTTGACGGAGCACCGGGCGGCGGGAGCAGCCGTCGACCAGGCCCAGGCCCTTGCCCTGGCCCACTGGCTGGCCGAGGAAGTGCAGCACGGCAGCGAGCCGCTGGACGATGCTGCGCTGCTGCAGGAAGCCGGGCATGCCGCCGTGCTCATCGCCCGCTTCCACGGCTACCTCGGCGTCGTCGCGCATTGCCAGGAACGCCTCAAGGAACGCCGCCGCCGGCCGCTGCGGTTGGCTCACGTCGTTGCGGATCTTGCTCGCGCCGAGCGGCGCGTGGCCCCGGCTCTAGAAAGGGCAACCACCCCCCATGCAAAATCTCAACAGCCAGTGGCGCCAGATTGGTACGCTGGTACCGCAGCAGACTATGCCCGCGACGTTGAGGAGCGCGAAGCCTACCGCGAACGGCAGCGCGTCGCCTTCGACGCCAGCATGGCCGACCAGGACGCCCGCGCCACCGGCTGAACGCTGCTCCGTCTGCCACGAGCCGCTCCAGCCGCGGCAGCACGGCTGGCTGCGCCGGGGCGGCGCGCCGGGGGAGGAAGGGTTCGGCCTGGCCGTGCCCTGCCCGGCGTGCAGCCCGCCGGTACGCCGGCAGCAGGCATGGGAGCGCGGCGCCGCGCTGCGCTCCCACTTCCCCCTGCCACCCGAGGCCGTGGCAGCGGGCTGGACCTTCGACTCCTTCCCGAGCACCAACACGACGTCACCCGTCGTGCGGCGGGTGATTGCCTTCGTCAAGGAGGAGTCCGACTATCGTAATTGCTACGTCCACGGCGACTACGGCGTCGGCAAGAGCGGGCTGGGCATCGCCGCCGTGCGCTGGGCATGGGAGCAGCGCCGACCGGCGTTGTACACGACGCTGCCGGCGCTGCTCTCCCTCATCCGGCACACCTACGACGAAGGCGGCAGTCTTACCGAGGAGCACATTCTGCATAGCCTGGAAGAATGCGACCTGCTGGTCGTGGACGATCTGGGTCCGGCGCGCGGCGGGGGAGCCGCGCGTCCGCTCTCGGCCTGGACGGAGGAGAAGGTCTTCCAACTGACCAACAGCCGCATGCTCTCCGGCCGGCGCACCCTCTACACCAGCAACCACCGCCCGGAAGCCCTCCGGCCGCCGACCATCCTGGGCGACCGTATCGTGGAGCGCATCGAGTACCGCTGCCTCACACTCGAGCTCGCCGGGCCGAATTGGCGGCGGCAGTAGGACCACTTTGATATACCGTAACGCTACGGTATGCTAGCAGCGCCGGGAATTGCCCCGGCGCCAACAATGCCAAAGAAAGGCAACCCCCCATGGCCCTCCCAGACGGTTTCCCAGCGGTCCCCCTGACCCCGGAGGAGGAGGAAGACGTCGACCTCTACGAGCGGTACGACGTCATGCTCCACATCCGCGAGCGTATCACCGGGGGGGTCCCGGCGAACCCGGAACTGCTCTCCGGTTTCCTGCGCGGTAAAGGCATCAGCAGCGAGCAGGCCCAGGCCGAACTGGCAGCCAAGATGGCGTCCGATATGGACGCAACCTTGACGGAGGAAATCGAAAGCAAGACCTCCGTCTTCTACCGCTCCGGCGGCACCGGTGGCCCGCTATGCACCAAGGAGTTTGCCATCAAGGCATGCTTGAAAGAAGCCGGCGTAGCGTCCGGTTACATGAGCGCCGGGGGAATCCGGCAGCCCATGCAGCATGGGGTGTTCATCAAGCCTCTGCACATCTTGCTGCGACGCGAGGACGGCAGTTTCTACCTGAAGGCTGATGGCACCGACGAGAAGGTGACCCACACCATGGGACCGCGCGGCCCGGTGAGTGGCATCAGCCGCTTCGAATATGTGCGCGCGCCGTACCTGCGCTTCGAGATCTGGGTCCGCGCGTCCTACAAGCAGAAGCCGACCGAGCAGCAGCTACACATCATGCTGCGCACGGCCAAAGAAATTGGCCTGGGAGCCAACCGGACCATGAGCGAGGGGAAGTTTGACCTCCTCCACTTCGCGGCGCTCGCATGAGCGCCGCCACCACCCGCGCCAGCGCGACTAACCTGACCAAACCACCCCGTTCCCAGGCGACTATCCCGTCCAAGTCCTGGCGCACCGGAGCGACTAGCCATCCCTCGCCCTTCCCCGGCGACCATCCGTTGCATGCCTTACCCTTCCCCGCCAGCGCGACGAGCCAGTCCATTCCACAACCAATCGACCATCCGTTCCACGACCTTGCCATCCTATGCGACGTGCCGAGCCTATCCGAATCATTCCCGCGCGACGAACCCAACCATGCCTTCCCGGGCCCGCGCAACGAACCTGGCCGAACCCTCCCTGGCCGCCCCTGCGCGACTACCCGACCCGGACCCTTCCAATCCGGTGTGACAATCCAGACCTTTGCATTCCCCGGCGACTATCCGTTCCAGACCTTGCTCATCCGTCCCGCGCGACAATGCCAGCCTATCCTCGACGCCGAGACGAGCCGATCCTATCCCATGCTCATCATTCCCTGCCGGGGCGACTATCCCTCCCTACCCACCTCACGCCGGTGCGACTTTCCACGTCATGCCCAATCAGGACTCAGCGACTTTCCGTCCCAAGACAGCCCGACCCCCGGCGACAACCCTAAACCAGCCGGGCCAATCCGGGGCGACAACCCAGACCTTGCCCACCCTCGCCGTCGTGACATGCCTACCCTGCCAGGCCCACGCGACATTCCAACCCTTTCCTTATCCGGCCAGCGCGACACACCTAGCCACCCCCGACCGCCGCGACGATCCGGCCCTTGCCACACCGGCGCGGAGCGACATGCCACGCCTGTAGCACGCCAGTCCATGGCGACTATGCCGGCCACTCCCGCCCGATACTTTCCTGGGCGACAGTCCACCCTACGCCTCTCCCTGCCCTGCCCTGGAGACGGCCCAAGCCAGCGCCACCCTCCCCATGCCATCGGGACAAGCCAAACCCCCCCTTGCCTGGACAGGGCGACTTCCCAGCCCATCCCCACGCAGACCCAGGCGACGATCCCGACCAACCCCATACCCGGCGACAAGCCTCATCCATCCGGACCACTCCTTGGCGACTTCCCATTCCACCCCCTCCCAGGCCAACCCGGTGCGACAAGCCCGCCCGGTCTAATCCTCTCCCCGGCGACAAGCCGCCTCGATCCAAGCCTCCTCGCTACGCACCGGCGCGACAATCCTTATCCCACCTGCCCAACGCGACGCGACTGTCCATCTCACTCCAACCCCGCTCCCCCCTACGCGACGAGCCAAGCTAGCACCATCCAAGCCACGGCGACTACCCATCCCCATACGAGACACCCCAAGCCCGGCCCGCGCGACGAGCCTATGCGAACCCATCCCTGGCGACGAACCCAGCCATGCCTTCCCTACCCTGTCCACGGCGACGAACCCGCACCCGCCTTCCCCAGCCATCGTGACGATCCCGTCCAAGCCTTCCCTGACCGGACCTCTGTGACAACCCGCGCCAAGCCACGCACCCCTACCCTGGGGGCCATCAATAGCAAAAGGAAAGGAACCACCAATGGGAGACAAGACCTCCATCGCCTGGACAGCCTCCGTAGACGCCAGCGGCGCGACCACGCCGGGCTCAACCTGGAACCCGCTGCGCGGCACGGTGGGCAATTGGACGTGCGTGCGCTGGTCTGCCGGCTGCGAGCACTGTTACGCCGAGAGCCTTAACAAGCGCTTCGGTGGGCCCGGCTACACCACCGGCGCCGATACCCCGCGCCTGGACGAGCGCATCCTGGAGCAGCCGCTACGCTGGCGGCTGCCGCGCAAGGTCTTCGTCGGCAGCATGACCGACCTGTTTGAGCAGCGCATCCCCGACGAGTGGATCGCCCGAGTGTGGGCGGTCATGGCGATGGCGTCCGGTCACACCTTCCAGGTGCTGACCAAACGCCCCGAGCGCATGTGCCTCCTGCTCGGCAGCAGCACGTTCCAAGCCCTCGTCACCCGGGCCCTGCACGAGCACCGCCACCCCAAGGGGTGGTACCTGGAGGGGGTGGGCGCCTGGCCGCTGACCAATGTCTGGTGCGGCACCAGCATCGAGCAGGACCGTTGGACCGGCCGCGCCGACGTCCTTCTGCAGACCCCGGCGGCGGTACGGTTCCTGTCCCTGGAGCCATTGCTAGAGCCGTTGCCCTCGCTGCGGCTGGGGGGCCTGGACCACCTGGACCGCGAGTACCGCAGCCAGATTGGCAAGGGCATGTTCAATAGCGATCAGGTCGATAGCCTGCGCCGACCGGTCATCGATTGGGTGATAGTAGGCGGCGAGTCCGGACACGCCCCGGACTCCCGTTCTCTGGTAGAGGCCTGTGATCACACGTTCGGCGTGGTCTTTGTCAACGGCGTGCAGCAAATCAGCATCGCCCCGCCGAAGGACTGCCTAATCTGCTACGGCACCGGTTGGCGTCCGAAGCCGTGGGCCGAGAAGGAGGCAAAGCGCCTGCGTCTCTTGACACACCTGGCCGATGGGGCGTTCTTTTTTAAGCAGTGGGGGGGACCGCGCAGCCATTCCGGCGGTCGCATGCTGGTCGGCCGGGAGTGGTTGGAGTTCCCTAAGGGGACGCTATGAAACGCGCGCGGGCTATTGACCACAACCCTGACCGCCTCCGCTGTGTCGTCTGCGGGGACAGCGCCGGGCTGGCCAGGCGTCAGGAAACCTTGGTCGGCATCGTCTGCGAGTGCTGTTTCGAGGGAGCGGACGGCGCTCCCTATTGGGCCAACTGGAAGATTTCGCTGACACCCGGCCAGCGCACGACGTTGAGGAGCATGCGATGAGAGCCATCAGCTTTAGCTGGACCAGTGCCGCCCTGGTCGCCGGCCACAAGACGGTGACCCGGCGCGTCTGGGACGAGCGGTACGCCATCGGTTTCCACCAGGGGGACATGGTAGAAGCGTTCGATCGACAGCCGCGCTATGGCGGCACGTGCATCGCCCGCATCCGTGTCCAACGGCTGACCTACGAGGCCATGAGCGTCATGCCGGACTATGACTACGAGGGGGAGGGACACGCCTTCTACGACGCCCACCCGGAGTTTGCGCCCAAGCAAATCTCCGGGCAGCGCGTCCTGCCCGGCCAGTTCAGCCGCCTGTCCTTCGACTTCTGGCGGCGCAACGGCACGAGCATGTGGGTGCTGCGCTTCTCGCTGGAGGAGATCGAGACGGACCTGACGCCTGTGCTGCAACGCGCGGTAGAGCTACGCCGGCTACCGGCATGACGCCGTACTACTGCAACCCGGCCGGCGACGTGACGCTCTACCTGGGGCTACTCAATGCGCCGGCGAGTGTCGTTCAACAGGCGCAATCTACGCCAAAGTTCCAGACGCTCCTCCGTGATTTCCGGGGACAGGCGCGTACCACGCACCCCGACCCGGATCGTCCGTTGCTCGGCACGCGGCCGGTCCTTGGAAGCCCGAAGGGCCAAAGCGAGATCTGCCCGCTCTCCTTTGACGCGGAGATAGGGGCGGACGGCCGAGAGAAATTCCGCTGCCTTCAGGCAGGACACCCTCCACTCATACATTGGACGCCAGTTCGCGGTTCCCCTTTTCCTCAACCGGAATTCGCCGGGCCACAAGGCGGCGAATATCTCTACGGCCGCGCTCTCTGTCTGCCCAACCTCAGCAGACTCACTGAAGGTGTAAGAGTTCGGCCACCTGATATTGGTAGCTTGCCGACGAATCGTCACCGACCCATCGGCATCAAAGACCCCTGCCAGATAGGCCAGGGTCACCTGGTTCTTTTCATACACGCCCGTCGTTCCTTCCTCTCACATTATACCGGGGTATGGCGGGGTATATCGTGAAGCCTTATTACGAGAACGACGACATCGGGGTACGACTGTTCCTCGGAGATGCGCGCAGCGTCCTGGCCGACCTGGCGCCGGTAGACGCCATCATCACCGACCCCCCCTGGCCCGGCGCCAAACCGACCGCCGAGTGGACGGACGATCCCGCCGGCCTCTTTACCGAGACCGCCGTCCACTTCCCCCGCCTCGTCGGCCCGGGTGGCCGGCTGATCGTGCAGCTTGGCAGCGGTACCGACCCCCGCATGCTCAACGGCATCCCGCCGAGCTTGCCCTTCGTGCGCGTCTGCTGGCTACGCTTCTCCGTGCCGCGCTACCGGGGCACCCTCCTGGACGGCGCCGACGTCGCCTACGTCTACGGTGGCATGTGGCTCGGCGCGCCGGGGAAGCGCGTCATGCCGGGGGAGGCCAACGCCACCAGCAGCGATGCTGGCCGGCGGCGCCGCTACCTGATCCCCCACCCCTGCCCGCGCCGACTGGAGCACCTGGAATGGTTGGTGTACCACTTCACCAAGCCGGGCATGACGGTGCTCGATCCCTTCGCCGGCAGCGGGACCACCCTTGACGCCTGCCGCCGTCTCGGCCGGCCTTGCATCGGCGTGGATACCAGCGCCCCCTACCTCGACAGCATCATCGAGCGCATCGAGCGTCAACCGCTCCTGCCCCTGGATATGACGGGCTAGTACCAACGGCATGGGCCTGACATATACCGTTACGCTACGGTATAGTATGGCAGCGGCGCTGGACGCCGCGACGAGGAGGAAGATGGAACTCACCGGGTATCACGGCCTGACGCAGAGCATATATCTTTGCGGACCCTGGCGCGGGCGGGCCATGTACGTGTCCTTTGACCGCTCCCTGGCGCTGGCGGTCGCCAAGTACGGCGGCGTCTACGCCGTGCGCTACGAGGCATCCTGTCCGCTCGTCCTCGACACCCCGGCTCTGTTCCGGCACACCTGGGAGGCTTCCGGCGCGCCGTTCCCGCGCGTTTTCAGCACGCAGCGCCGACGCCTTGAAGACTACTGCCGCAAGCGGGGGTCAGACGCCATCGTCCTGCCCGCCTCGGCCTTCGGGGGGGAATATGGGTACGCCTGGGTGGCCGGGCTCTTCGGAGAGCCGCAAGCCATCCTGCTCGCACCGGAGCGGGCGGTGCTCACCCCATGCTGACCTTTGCCGACCTCTGCTGCGGCGGGGGTGGCGCGACCATGGGGGCCATGGCCGCGGGCCTCACCCCCATCTGGGCGATTGAACACGACCCGGCGATAGCCGAGGTGTACCGGTCCAACCTGGGCGACCATATCATCGTCGGGGACGTGGCAACCCAGGACATTGCCGCCCTGGAGCCTCCGGACGTGCTCTGGGGCAGCTTCCCCTGTCAGGCGCACAGCATCGCCCGCTCGAAGCACATGGCCGAGCGCACGGACGGCGACCTGTCCCTCTGCATCCTCGACTACGCCCGCCTCCTCACCCCCTCCGTGATTGTCCTCGAAAACGTGCCGCCCTGGATGCGCGCACCGGTCTATGGCGAGATCGTGGCGGGCCTCTCGGCGCTGGGCTACTTCGTGGACGGACGGCTGGTAGACGCCAGCCACCACGGCGTGCCGCAGTCGCGCCGGCGCGCCATCCTGCGGGCCACGCGCGGTACCCTGCTGCCGGCGCTGCCCCCCCGGCTACCCGCCCTGGGCTGGTACGACGCCGTAGCCGACCTGCTGCCTGACCTGCCGGAGACCAGCTTTGCGCCGTGGCAGTTGCAACGGCTGGTCGCCTCCGGCCGCTCCTTCGTGCTCGACGGCGGCTACAGCAGCGCCGACCGGGGCACCGACGAGGACGGCCTCCCCCTACCGCGCGGGGCTACCCGGCGCGAGCAAGAAGAGCCGCTTTTCACGGTAACGGCGACCCTCACCAAACGGCCCATGCGGGCCTTCCTGGTTGAGCAATCCCAGGTTGGACGCGCAGCCACGGTGCGCGAGGTAGCAGAGCCATCCGCGACCATCCAGGCATGGCATGGCCGACGCCCCGGCAACGCCCCCCGCGCCTATCTCGTGCATAACCAGATCAGCGAGGGAGCCAACGCCCCGGTGGTGCGCGAGGACGACGAACTCGCCCCGGCGGTGACGATGCAGAGCGGCGGCCGGGTGCGGGCCATGCTCATGCAGATGAAACATACGAGGAACGAGTGGGGGGACGGTACCCGCGACGAAGCCGACCCGGCCTTCTCGGTGCTCACGGACGGCAAGCCGTCCCACCAGCCCAAGGCGTTCCTGACGCACCCGACGGCCATGAACCCCCGCTTCACGATCCGGGAGGAAGGGGAGGCGTCTCATACCCTGACCTGCACGACCAACCCCACGCGGGCCTGGATCGGCCAGGGTAGGGTAGTGGCCCTCTCCCCGCGCTGCCTCGCCCGCTTCCAAACGTTCCCGGACAGCTATATGCTGCCCAAGGGCAACGGCCTTGCCGGTCGCATAATCGGCAACGCCGTGCCGGTACGCCTCGCGCAACGCATCCTCGTCGGCCTGGTCGCCGACTTGGTACAAGGGCCAGAGAAGGAGCACACCGCATGACCGACTACCCTGAGGGGACCAGGGGGCTGATACCGGGTAGGCAGCCCCTGCCGACGACACCCCCACCGCCCGCCCCCCCCGGCGCGCGGTCTCCACACCGACCCGGCGTTCCGGGTCAAGACACGGGGCCTGCTCAACGCCGACGACGATGGCACCTGGATGGCGGTCAACTGCGTGGACGCGGTAGCCATGCTAGACGACGTCGACCACCTCGAACGACTCCTGGCGACGCTCAACCGGACGCAACGGACCCACAGCGCCGAGTGCTGGCGCTGGCACCAGCAGTGCGCAGTAGAGGAAATCGAGCGTCTCCTTGCATTGGCGCACCCATGACCGTATCAGAACGGCGCGCGCGTACCGCGCTACACGCCTGCTTTATCGCTGATGGCGGACTGGCCGAAGCCCACCGCTGCCTCGCGGCAGAGCCGCAAGACGTACAGGAAATGCGCGCCGTGGGCGCCCTGCGCGCCAGCCTGGCCGAGACCGTAAACCGCCTCAACGCCGTGTTGCGAGGCGCCCCCCATGGCTAATACCGTCAAGAATTACTCGACCATCATCACGGTCAAGCAGACCATCGGGGAGGTGCTCGACCTCCTGATCGCCCACGGCGCCGACCAGGTGATGCTGCGCCCCGGCAACGCCACAGAACCCGCTCGGGTGGGCTTCAGCCTCGCCACGGCGCACGGCCCGGTGGGCTACGTCATGGTGGTCGAGGTTGACGCCGTGCTGCGCCGGCTGCAGCAGCAGCGCGAGAAAAACTCCCGGCTCCCCATCCCCAGCCGGGACCAGGCGGCGCGCGTGGCCTGGCGCACCCTGCAAGATCTTCTCGAAGCCCAATTGGAGATGATCGCCAACGGGCTGGCGCACGCCGACGAACTATTCCTGCCCTTCCGGCTCGTAGACGCCGCGGGGACCACGGTCTATCAGGCGTGGCAGCAAGGCAACCTGGCGTTGCCGGAAGGGGGGCACCAGTGAGTACAGCGGACGTAGCGGTAGCAACGGAGGAGGCATGGTGCGTAGAGCTCGAGCGCCACGGCGCCATGGCATGGCGCAAGGGGGGCGACCAGTCTGCCCGTTTCAACCGGGACATATTCGGCCTGTTCGACGTGCTGGCCCTCACTGCGTTCGACACGATCCTGAGCCAGGTCAAAGCTACCCGCTCCGTGCCGCGCCCCACGCGCGAGTGGTGGGACGTGTTCCTGTCCATGCCGCACCCGCCCAACCTGCGGTGCTTATGGGTCTGGCTCACGCCGGAAGGCGTGTGGCAGGTCTGGATGCTGCCGCCGCGCATGACCGAGACGCAGCGCAAGGGCATTATGCTGCCGCAGGTCTGGCCCCCGGTGGGTGGCAAATGAGCCTGCGCGCTGCCGTCCTGGCCGTGCTCCTATGCTGCGCGCTGCCGGCAGAGTCGGCCCGGGCCGACGACTCCTGGCAGCCGGCAGAGCCGACGTGGGGCAGCGTTACTGCCTACTGCGACCAGGGAGTGACGGCTTCCGGCGCGTGGACGCGCTGGGGCACGGCGGCGGGAGCGGGGTGGCTCCCGCTCGGCTCTCTGGTATGGGTGCCCGGTTACGGCACCGTGCTCATCACCGACCGGGGGCAGCCAGGCCTGTTTATCGTGGACATAGCAGCCCCCGGCGCCTGCGGCTGGGCCTGGCAGTGGGGCAGGCAATGGTTGCCGGTGTCCGTAGAAAGGTGGGGATGGGGTTGGCAATGACCGAGGAGGAGACTGACTCTTTTGACCTGACCACGCTGCATCGCTACCCGGTAGGCGAGGTACCGGTGACGTTCGGCTTCCTCGTCACGAAGCTACAGGCGGCAGCCTACGGCGTGGGCTACATGCACGGACTGATGGCGCGCAAGAAGCGCGAGCCGGGAGCAAGCTATGTCTCCGACCGGTTGCGCCGCGAACTATTCGCGGCGCACGAGCGCGACATGGAGCGCGTCGCCAAGCTGCGGACGGCTTTGGACAGCCTCGACTCCTTCGTGGACTGGCTGCTGCCGCCGCCGGAGGAGCAGGGCGAGGACGTGCGCCGGCAGCGTGACTACCAGGCCATGCGCACCGCCGCCGCGCTGGCCGAGCCTACGCCGGTACCGCCACCGCCTCCATTGATACCGGCTCCGGGCCATGAGCCAGGACCCCCGTTGGATGGGGCATCGTGAAGACGCACGTGCCGACCTCGTTTGGCTCGAAGGAGCCTGTCGCCCGGAAGCGTACCGACGTGCCCTTCACCAGGCCATCAAAGGTGAATGGCTCCGGTATGTCGCTGACCTCGATCTTGACTTGCTCGCCGCGCACCTGGACGGCCAGCCTGGCCTCCCTCAATGGCGACAGCGTCGGACCGTGGAGCGTGACGGCGGCAACATACCGCCTGCCTGCGCACCGGAACGACACATCCGGGTCATCGCTACACCATTCTGCTCCCATGGGCATACCCCTCTCAACGTGCGCCGCCGACATGAGGCGGCTAGCAGCGCCAGTATACAGAAAGGCATTGGCATGGCGAAAGCCAGGAAGGTAGGAGGCTGGATCGTGTTGGAGAAGGACTTCGCGCCACGCGGCGCCTGGATTAACTACCGCAATTGGAAGGGGAGGTTGGCGCGCCGATACATCCAGCCGCACACGCTCATCTTCGGCAAGTCGCGCTGGCACAACGAGGAGCAATGGCTGCTGGTCGCCCGCGACCTGGAGGAGCACAAGGTGAAGACCTTCGCTATGTCCGGCATCCTCTGCTGGTCCACGACGCCGGAAGGGCTGCCGCCCCTGCCGGAGGAGCCCGCGCCGCCCTGGGAGGAAACCCGAGCAGTCGTGATAGAGGAAAACGTTGGCGATCCCTTGGTGCCGCTCGTCGCCGAAGGGGAGCCGTCGTGACCGTCTACGTCGATCCAATCTTCCTGGCCGTGCCCCGTACCGCCCAGGCCCGGCGCCACGGAGAGGCCTGGTGCCACTTAACTGCCGATACCCCGGAGGAGTTGCACGCCTTCGCGGCGCGCCTGGGTATGAAGCGACTCTGGGCGCAGCGCGAGGAGCGCGGCTACGGGTTGCATTACGACATCATTCCGAGCAAGAGAGCGCTGGCGGTGCGCCTGGGGCGCAGGAGCAGACCGCCCTGGAGGCTGCCGATCGGCTCATGGCCGATGCCCGCGCCTGGCGCGCGGGGCAGGCCGTCGTGTCACCGGCTGAGCAGGACGGCGTGCTCGCCGGGCAAATGCCCGCGCCAGCGCCGTGCGCAATAGAGGCTACAGAATGTGGACCCCGGCGTGCGCCGCTCTGCTAGGTGGCGCCCGCAGCCCATGCAGCAGACCGACTCGCCGGGGTGCTCCCGGTAATAGCGGCGCCGGTGGGAGATGCAGCACCAGTCCTGGTAGAGCGCCGAGCAGAGAAACCCCTGCTCGCACAATTGGCAACGCCCGACCTCGGCAATGCGTAGCACCGCTTCGGCCCATGCCTGGCCGTTCTCGCCGCCCGGCTGCAATTTGGCCGCGGCCAGCGCCGGCCAGGCATGCCGGTGGCCGCAGAGATGGGCCAGGACGCGCGCGTAGCGGCGCAAGAGCACGTCCGGAGCATCGTCGGTAGGGGGCAAGTAGGGGAGGAGCAGCGCCGGTACCCGCAGCCTGGTGACGTCGACCAGGATTGGCCCGAACTCCCGCCATGGCGGTAACACCGTAGACACTCCCTCCGCTCCGGGCCAGCATAACCCCGCACTCCGCTTTCTTGCTTACTGAAACGGCTAGCCAATATGGACGTAACCCGCCCTGCGGTTAGGCTGCTGCTATCGTGACCTTGGCAACAATCTAGAGGGAGGCTTAACAATGCAACTGGTCGCAGCGCCTACGTACTCTCCTCGCACGGAGACCCTGAGCGTCGAGCAAAGGGACGAGGTGCGGCGCCAGTTGCGGCGGTACCTCGGCTACCCCTTCACCGCTGGCAAGGAGGAGAGCGAGCCGCTCTTGCTGCCCCTATTCTGGGACGTGGAACTGACGCTGCCGGCAGCGGCGGTAGCCGACGACGCCAGCCTGGCATACCGGCGCGGTCTGGGACCGAATGGCAGCCTGGACGAGCAACCGGTGGTGCGGGCCATGCGCCGCGCCGGGGACGAAGCCAGCCTGGTGACGATTTGCCGACCTGCGCACGTCTCGGTGCCCTACCACGAGGTGGCGCGCATGCTGGACAGCATGCCGACGCACCTGGCGTCGTCTTTGCGCGCGTCGGTGGTCCGACGCAAGGGCGATACCTGGCTGTCCGTGCGCTGGCATACCAGCCGCCAACAGATCAACGGCTGGGTACAGGAAGGTCTTGACGTCCTGGCCGACATGGTGTACGGCGACCGCTGGCTCGACCGCTCCCAGGTGGCTTCGCTGCGCGTGCTGAACGGTGGCCGGCGCGACGAGCGCGCCGCTTGACCGCCTTCCTGCTGGCGTATATCCTGACGCAACGGTATACTACCAACCCCGGTAGCGATGCGGCGAGCGCCGTATCCGGACCCGGAGGCATGGAGGACACCGTTGTGCAGACCCTACGCGACCACGAGCGCCCTGGGGCAGACGACCTATTGCTCGCCGTGGGCGCAGCCGAGACGGCAGGCCAGGACACCGGCCTGGACGAGTTTGCCCAGAGCGATCTGGGTCACTACCGGATGCTGATCGCCGCCGACCTCTACAAGCTGCGCGGGCACGCCGAGGAACTCCCCCACTCGCCCCGGCTCGCGGCTATACACAGCGCGCTCGCACCCATCATCGCCCGCTCCCCGTCCTCGCTGATTATGCAGGGCACGTCGGTGACGCTCATGCCGACCCGGCAGTTCCGGGAGGAGGTTGACCGCGTCCTGGCCTGCTGGGCCGACGCCCTCTGGCTCACCATCGACTGGCCGGCGCGCGACCGTCTGTCCCACCTCGGGCCGGACCTCATGCGCCTGCACGTCCATCTGGACGACCTGCACCTCATCATCCTCGGCCCCCGGCCGCTCCCCGAAGGGGCTATGCCAGCCTAGTACCTTCGGCGCCCTGGCCCGCCGTACTGGCGTATACCGTAGCGTAGCGGTATAGTGCTGGTACGGCGTTTTGGCCGTAGGAACAAAGGAGAGAGACATGGCGCTCAACCCAACCCTGACCCCGGAGGAGCGAGAGGCAGCCGATACCCGCATTGTGGCAGCCTACGACCGCTATGACGTGGCGTTCCGCGCCGCCAAGAAGCGGGGCGACTATCGCACCGCCAGCGTCAACAAGGTCCTACGCGACGATCTGGCTCCGGCCATGGAAGCCATCATGCGCCGACGCGCCGGTAAGGGGGCATAGGATGCTGCAGACGAACGACCTCCTGGTGCAGTCCCGCGCCGCGCTCATTGGCAAGCAGCGCACCCTCCACGAGCGGCGCGCGGAATACCGGCAGCAGGTGGCCGACCTGATTGCCGAGCTACGCCTGCACTACGACGCCGTTGAGGCGTCGGAGCGCCGGAACAACGCCCTCAACACGCCCCTACATTGCCTGCCATCCTTAACCGGCACGCTCGCCACCATTCCTTCCCTGGTGGTGGCTCAAATGCAGTGGAACTGCATGGCCGACGCCCAGAACGGCGAGCGAGGCTCCCTCAGGCTGCTCCAGGACACCGTGAACGAGGACCAGCGCGTCCTGGAGCGCCAAGCCAATGCTCGCGCCGAGCGCATGATCGCCATCAGCAGAAAGGCAGACTGATGCCCGACGTAACCGTGAAGTTTGTCAAGACCATCAGCACCGGCGTGCGCCGCCTGAAAATGCTCTCGCCCTATAACCCGGACCTGCCCGCGCGGGCCCGGGAGTTGGGTGGCTCCTGGGACTCCACGGCCCAGGCCTGGTACTTCGACCCCCGCGACGAGGAGCGCGTCCGCGCGCTCGCCCTCGCCATCTACGGCAGTGACGGCTCCGGCGCGCCGGTCGCCACCATGGATCTCCGCGTCGACCTGGACGCCCTGCCGCGCACCGACTACCCGCGCTACCAGCCGCTCTGGCTCGGCGGCCGCTGCGTCGTAGAGCGCAGGGACCGGGACCGCCACGTCATCCTGGGCGATGGCGTGGTGACCATCAGCGGTGGCTTCACCCCGCGCGGTGGTAGCCGCGCCAACCCCTCCTGGGACGCCGATACCGGCACGGTGTTGGAGGTCCGCGACGTGCCGGTACCGCTGGGCGAGGCAGCCATTGCCGCCTGCCCCGCCGCCATTACCCGCGTGCTGCCGGCAGCGGCCGGCGCGACCACCGAGGAGGAGTGACCCTACCGGGTGCGCTCCTTTGCCGCCTGGCGTTCTCGCTCCCGCTCCTCGATGTAGGCGTCGATCGACGCCACCGGGATCAGGACGGCGCGCCCGGCGCGCTCCGACGCCAGCGCCCCGCTGGCGACTAACTCATAGGTCCGGCTCGCTGAACGCCCCAGGCGCACCGCCGCCTCTGTGACCGTCAGATAGCCTGGTATCACCCGCCGCCTCCTCTCAACCTCAACAGGACGAGTGTACGTTGCTCCCCCCGGCCCGCGTCACGCTTGCCGGAATATGGTACGGTATTACGGTAAAGGACGCTCGCGCGCTGGACGCGCAGCAAGCAACGAAAGGGGAAGGACATGGCATCTATCGGCTCTACCGGCTGGCTACCGGCAGAGGGAGCAACCCGCCCGTTTTGTGAGAAGCACCTGCCTGGCCGGCCGGTGACTCGCTTCGAGGAGGACGCCATCTTGACTCGGTACACCTGCCAGCGCTGCGGCGCCGGGTTCACCATGTGGTCGCCGTTGCCGACCTACGAGGAGCGCCGGCCACGGGCGCCCAGGGGCAGCCGGCGCGCGCCGGTAGGCAGCGGGGTGCGCTGATGGCGGTGTCCATTTATACCGAGGTCTTGCGCGAGCAGGAACGCCTGCGACCGCAGATGGGCCCGAGCCACCTCCCGTCCCAGTTCTGGCTCGGCGTGCTGACCGAGGACCTCGGCCGCGCCGGCGTGGCGGCCGGTGGGGGCAATTGGCAGCACTACCGCTCGGAGTTGCTCTCGGTGGCCGCCCTGGCGGTCATGGCCCTGGAGCAGCATGACACCGCCGTCAGGGTAGAGCACGAGGCAAAGCGCCGGACAGGCGCGCTGCCGGCCAAACGGCCGTCGGTGCCGGCCATCAAGGGACAATAGGCTCCGGACACGACGAAGGATGGTCGGCGTGTACCTGGCGCACGGGAAACGGCGCCAGCCGACCATCCTTCGTCGCGCAGGCCCGGACGTACAAGACACACCGAGCCGTGCTCGGGGCAAGGATAGCACGAAAGGCACACCTCATGAGCTTTGACGTCGACCTGCATTGCAAGACCTGCCAACGGCCCTTCACGGTTGACCTTCACACCGAAGGAGGAACCTATGCCGTTGGCGGCATCACCGAGTCCTCCCTGAATATCACCTACAACTACTCGCCCCACTTCTATGCGATGCTGGGTCCGAAGGGGCTGAGTGAGTTGCAGGACCGCACCGGAGCCGACACCGACGCCGTGCTGACCCAGGCCGTCGTGCGGCTGGGCACCGAGCGCTCGCGCGACTATTGGGAGCCGACCCCCGGCAACGCCGGCCACGCCCTCAATATCCTGCTGGGCTGGGCCAGACAGCACCCTGATGGCGTCTGGGACGTGCGGTAGTCGGAGGACGGGCTTGAGCATGCAAGACGCATATGAAACGCTGGTGGCCGAGCACGCCCACCAGTGGTCCCTGTGCTACGCCAGCGGCGGCTGGCGAGCCGTGTGCTTCTGCGGTCTCGGCGTGACGGTGTTGGAGTTCGGCGCCGGCCGTAGCCACTGGGAATGGTTCATGGACGGGGGTGCTCCCCCGCACCCCAATATCATCCTCGCCGCCCTCTCCGGCGTGGCGACCGCCCGACGCCAGCAGGTGGAGACCGAGGCTCGCGCCGAGGTGCGCCTGTGTGAAATGGCGGCGCGGGCTGCCGCGGCCGAAATGGCAGCCAGGCGGGCGAGACGCGGCGGCTAGTACCGCTGCCCCCTACCATTGGCGGTGCGCTGGCGTATACCGTTGCGTAGCGGTATAGTGCTGGTACCGGCATGCGCCGGTAGCAAGAGAGAGGACCGACCGCCATGGCCGACATCCTGGGGACACCCCCCTTCGCGCGCTCCAAGCACAGCATCACCGACCTGCCATATAGCCGGGAGAGCTTCGATCCGCAGCTTGACCACGCCCCCCGCTTCGACCTGCTCACCGTGCCGGGGGTGGGCTATACCTCCCTTTCCCTGCTGCCGACCGGCAGCGATAGCGCCTACCCCGACGCCCAGATCCTGGCCGAGGTGCGGCTCTACGAGAGCGACGCCTTCGGCAAGCCGGTCGTGAGCATCTTCCTGAAAAGCCAGGGCTTTATGCACGCCAGGGACGCGCGCATGCTGGCCTCCTTGCTCAACCGCGCGGCGACCATGGCCGAACTGGCAGAGGGGGGAGCATAGGATGGCCCTCTACCACTGCCGCTTCAGCAACCGGCGCGACGCGACGCTGCCGCGCCGGGTGGCCGTCAGTACCGACGGTGACAGCCGGGGCAAGCTCAAGGTAGCGATCCTGGCGGGCTGTGCGCTACCGGCCTCCATGCTGCGCGCCGTGCTCGCCGCCACCGCCTTGACCGACCCGGCCTGGTTGCCGACCTGCCTGCGCGCGCACCAGCAGCGCGTCCATCCATACGAGGTTGAGCGGTACAACGGCCGCAGCGGCAACTACGACCTGCGCATCCGCTACGCCCGCGACCCGACCATGGGCGACTACCCGGTAGGGGGCAGCTTGCACGTCTCCATGTACGGCAAGCTGAACGAAGGCGTCGACCTCGCCAACTGCGACGTGCCGCCGCTCCTGGCGTCCCTCTACGCCGCGGTACCGCAGGAGGAAGCGAGCCTCGAACTCATGGACGCCTACGTGGCGGGGACCATGCACGACGCCGCGACGGAGGATGCGGCAGCCCTGACCGCCCTCGTCGTCGGCGCCCCGGCTGCTCCGCTGGAGGAGCAGGTGCGGATTGACGCCGCGCTGCTGCACCGGTTGGGTGCCTGCGAGGACGGTATCACCGTCTTTTCCAGCCTCTACCCCTCCGGCGTCCTCGTCACGCCGGACAGCATCGCGGCGGACCTCCTGCACGCCCGCCTCTACCTGCCGGAGTCGTTGCTGCTCTGGGCAGGCATTCCCCGCCAGATGGCACCCGAGGGAGCCTACGCCGCGCTGATCCATCTGGCGGGGCTGCGCTGACGTTATACCGTTACGTAGCGGTATACTATAGGAGAGCGGCGGGCGACTCGCCAGCCCGCCGCCGGAGGAGACATGGATAGCCCTTTACTGCTGGTCGTTGACCCTTCTCCCCTGCGCCGAGCCGGTATGGCGGGCCTGCTGGCGCCGCTGGCCGAGTCGTGCGCGGTCCCCACCGTGCATCACCTGACTCCGGACACGCCGGAGCCGGACGCCCTCCTCTACACGCATGCCCCCGGCGTGCTCTCGCCCTTGACCGCGCTGGCGACGCTGCGCAACCGCTGGCACGGCCTGCCCGCCATCCTCGTCTACGCCGAGCCGCTCTCCGAGGAGCAGGCTTTCGCCGCGCTGCGCGTCGGCTACAACGGTGGCCTGGACGTCGCAGCCCCGGCCGACGCCTGGCTGGGTACCGCCGCCACCGTCATGCGCGGCGGCTATGCCTGGACGGAGCCGGCGGTCTGGCTCATAGAGCCGGCCGTGTCCCCGGAAACGGTCTTCCGGCACACCCCTGCCCGCCAGGAAGTGCAACGCTACTGCCCCCTGTCCAGGTCTGAATTGCGCGTCATGGACCTGATAGCCCGCGGCTACGACCATGCCGAGGTCGCCCGTCATATCGGGATCACCGTGCATACGATAAAGAACCAGGTCAACCGGGTGCTCCGCGTCCTCCATTGTGGCAATGCCGTCCACGCCGTGGCGTATTGCCTCGAACGCGGCTGGCTCGTGGACTGCACGTGGGAGGAGCCGCTCCGCATGCTCACCGAGAAAGGAGCCTAGCCATGACTATCTGCGACCTCTGCGGCGAGCCGATGGACGGCCGGCCCTGCCCGGCCATGGTGCTGCCGATCGGCCGCTACATCTACCGGCGCCTGTCCTTTGGCGAGGAGGAATGGTCCCGCGAGCACTACGCGGCTACCGGCCACCCCGACCACTGCCACGACTGCCTTACTCCGTGGGGAGGCACGCACCATTGGGGTTGTGATTTAGAACAATGCCCCCACTGCCTGGGCCAACTGCTCTCCTGCGACTGCGACGTGCTGCAGCCCGCAGACGACGAGGAAGCGGTTGGCTGAACCGGCGGTGCGCCTCTACGTCGGAGGACACGCGACCAGCGTCCAGGGGGAGCGCCAAACGCTCACCGGAGACCGCATGTTCACTGCCGCCAACCGCCCGCACGTCGTGCCCTTCTCCACCGCCGCGCTGGCCGGTATGCACGCCATCCTCGACTCGGGCGCCTTCTCCGATGCCCCCGCCGACCGCCTGACGCCGGCAGCGGCCCTGGAGCGCCAGTTAGCCTGGGAGCTGAAAGCCTCGGCGCAATGGGGCGGCGCGTGGCGCGCCGAGGTGCTCGTCACCTACGACCTGCTCATCGATGAGACCTGGTCGGGCAGGGAGCGCCGGAAGCGCCGCTGGACGGCGGCCGATGCCGAGGACGCCGTCGACGTGACCATCGCCGCCGCTGCCTACCTGGCCGGCGCGCGCGCGCGTCTGGCCCCCCGCCGCTTGCTGCTGTCCTGCCAGGGGGTCAACGCTGTACAGTACCGGCGCTGCCTGGATGGCGTCCTGGCCGTCGCCCAGCCCGTTGACTGGCTGGGTCTGGGCGGCTGGTGTGTGCTGGGACGCTTCCAGCGGCTGTTGCCGGAGTTCTGGGCGACCCTGCGCCTCTGCCTGCCGGCCGCGGCCGCAGCCGGGCTGCGCCACGTCCATATCTTCGGCGTGCTCTGGCAGCCCGCACTGGCCGGCCTCTGCTGGCTAGCCGACCAGGTGGGCATGACGGTCAGCACCGATAGCACGGCGCCGGTGCTCGCCTGCACCCGGCGAGACCCCAAGAAAGCCGGCGTGCGCGCGCCGTACTGGCGTGATAACGTCGAGCATTGGCGCGCCACCCTGGCTACCCTGCGCGACTCTCCCCTCTACCGGGAGCCGGCCCTACCGGCGCACCAATGGAGCCTGTTCGAGGCTCCGGAAAGGAACGACCCTTGTCCTTCCCCGACACCAAGCCCTGGCAACGCTACGCGCTTGACCACCCCATTGCCCGGGCCGACGTTGACGTTTCTCCCTACATCCACCTGGTCCCTCCCCGCCTCGTCGCCGGCCTGACGGTCAACTATTGAATGGATGCGATGGACGGCAAGCCGGTCTGGCTTGCCTCGCTCAGTCGGCGCGACCGCGCCGGCCAGCCGCGCCCTTCCCAGGAGTGGACGCCGGAGGAACGCCGGGAAGGACTGCGACTGATGGGACGCATGCTCGCCGGCGTCGGTGACGACACTCACGAGCGGGCCTTCCGCATGCCGCTCACCCTATGCACGCATCGGGTGCTCACCCCCTCCGAACGGGCATGGCTCCCGGTACGGACGCCGGTCCATCTGGCCGGCGGTCCCCTGGAAATCCTCTACGAGTATGGCTGCGCGGCCACGCCGTCTACTCGTCCCTGCTCCCACCCCCGGCCGCACTACCTGACCCCTGGCAGCACGAAGCACTATCTGCTGCGCGACTGCGGCGAGTGCGAGCCGTGCCTGGCCCGCAGAGCATTGGAGTTTGCGTCATGACCGACTATGGGACGAAGGGCCAAGCGCTGGCCCAGGCGAGCGCCGTGGCGGGACCGCCCCCCGACAAAGGGGACGGCCGCGCGGTACCGCCGCCGGCCGCCCTGCTGCGGCCGAGCGGCGACCCCTTGCAGGACGTGAAGGGCTGCGTCTACCGCCTAGCCGCGGCCCACGAGCACTACGGCGCCGGGGTGGTGACCAGCCGCCTGACCCGGCAGCGTACCGCCGAGTTCCATGAGGCCTGGGCCCGGCTCGCAGCGCATGTAGAAGGGCTGCAGCGCACGGTCCTTTCCGCGCAGAGCCGAGCGGCGGTGCTCGGCCTGGCCGCGCTGCATGCTGCAGCGTCGGTGTCGTTCCTCTGCGACACGCTCGAAGGGGACGGGGATAGCAAAACCGAACGCATGTTGGAAATGATCGGCAGCGCGCTCTCCGACAATCTCAACGCCGACGCCGCGGCGGTAGCGGAGGAGCGGGGGCTATGACCTACGGCATAGTGGTCGGCGCGCGCGTTGAGCAGCGCGTCGGCCCGACGACGTACTACGGGACGGTGGTCGCCCCCGACCCGAACAGGGAGGAGAGCGTCTGGGTGCGCTGGGACGTACCGCGCGAGGCGGCGGGCATCGGCGTGCGCCGGCGCACGACCTGCCGGATGCAGGACCTGGCGCCCTTCCCCGGAACCGTCCGGCCCGATGCTGTTTGAAGCCCTCTATGCCAGCGTCCAGCGCGGCGAAGTGCTGCTCATCGATGGTGGCTTCTGTCATTGGCATTTGCGCCGCGACGGCCAGGTGACGATCCGGGAGATACTCAGCACGCGCCCCGGAGCGGGCCAGGAAATGCTCGCCTGCCTGCGCCGCACGCCGGGCATGCGCTGCCTGCTGGCCCGTTGCCCGGCGGACCTGGCGTCGAACGACTGGTACCGGCGTCGGGGCTTCGTCCTGGCGGCAACCGAGACGACGGCACGCGGCAGGCTCCTCAACGTCTGGCGCTGGGAGCCGTAGGGTGGAACTGGTCTATTGCGCCGCGGGCAACCGGGCCCTGGCCCAGGCCGCCATCAGCGCCGGCTTCCGCTACGGCGCCTGTCTGCCGGCGACGTTCTATCCGGACGTGGCGCCGCTCTGGTTTGCCGACCAGCGCTATAAGAAGCCGGACCGCCCCGCCTACATGGCCGGCCTGGAGCGCCACCGGCCGGCCATGGCGACGGTGCTCGACCTGGAGCGCGTCGACCAGCGCGCCGAGGTCATATCCTGGGCTGAGGAAGCGGCACAGTATGTCCAGTATGTGGTGCTCATCCCAAAGCTTGATGGGCTGATAGCCGACCTACCGCGCTGCATCGGAGGAAAGCCGGTGGTGCTCGGGTATAGCGTGCCGACCTCCTATGGTGGTACGGCGGTGCCGCTCTGGGAGTTCGCCGGTTGGCCGGTGCATCTCCTCGGCGGCTCGCCCCGGGCCCAGCAACGACTCTGGCACCACATGAGCGCGATAGCCGATGTCGTGTCGGCAGACAGCAACTATAGCCAGAAGTTGGCGATACGCCATTGCCAGACGTGGGTGCCAGGCACCGCCCACGGTGCGCGCAACCGTTGGTGGCCGACGTTGACCGAATTGGACGGAGAGCGCTGGCCAGCAGAGAACGCGCACGTCGAAGCATTCCGGCGTTCCTGCGCCACGATCATGGCGTCGTGGCGGTCGCTGGGCGCCCTTGCCTGACAGCCGTAGCAGCGCCGACCGGCTGCGGCTGTAGTCTCTCCGGGAGCAGGAGCGCACCCGCCACCCCCCCCTCGCTGGCGTCCCGGTCCTCCTACGGCGCGCGCAGCCTTTGTGCGGCGGCGCTCCTGCCCCCCCCCAACCGAGAGAGGACACCAGGTGCTACTCGCCGTTTTCCTCTGCTTGCTCCTGTTCCTGGGCATCTATCTGCTTATCGGCAGCATCGCTTTACTGGCCATGCTGTTCACGTCCTGGGCCTGGGGTCTACCAGAAGCGAGAGTGGCATAAGTGACGTTATCCCACACTCCCCCAGCATGGCATAAGTCGGCCGGCGACACCATGCTCACCCCCGCCGCCGACCCCCCCACGACGCCCCAGGCTGCCCCCCAGGGCAGCGCAACCCTCGCCATTTATCACCCAGGAGAGGACGGCGCGCTGGCGCGCTCTGACGCCAACCTGGGGGTGGGCGCCCCGGACGCCGCCCTGCTGAGGCTCTGGCTACACGGCCGGCCGGCGACCACGGTAGACGCCTACCGGCGCGACGTGGCCCGCTGCCTCGGATATACCGGCAAACCGCTGGGCCTGCTCACCCTGGCCGACCTCCAAGACTTTGCCGATAGCCTGGCGGGCATGGCGCCGTCCAGCCAGAGCCGTACCCTCTCCTCGGTCAAGAGCCTGCTGTCCTTCGGGCACCGGCTCGGTTTGCTGCCGGTCAACGCCGGCGCGGCGTTATTGTTACCGGCACAGAAAGACGCGCTGGCCGAACGCATTTTGGAGGAGCCGGACGTCCAGCGCATGCTGGCCCTCGAGCGGCAGCCGCGCAACCGCGCGTTGCTCGCCGTCCTCTACGCCGGTGGTCTCCGCGTGTCTGAAGCGTGCTCGCTGTGCTGGCGAGATGTCAAGAGCCGTGGTAAGGAATGCCAAATTACAGTTTTCGGAAAAGGCGGTAAAACTCGCGCGGTGCTGCTCTCGGCGGGAGTGTGGAAGCTGCTGCGCCCGCTGAAGGGCAAGGACGAGGAGCCGGTCTTCCGCAGCCGCCAGCAGGACGGACGGGCCATCGACACCGAGACAGCGCGCCGCATCGTGCGCCTGGCAGCGCGCCGCGCCAGTATCACCCTCGACGTGTCGCCGCACTGGCTACGCCATGCCCACGCCAGCCACGCACTTGATCGAGGAGCGCCGATCCACCTGGTACAACAGACCCTTGGGCATGCGAGCCTCGGCACGACCAGCCGCTATACCCACGCGCGACCGAACGAGAGTAGCGGTAAGTACCTTGCGGTATGAGGACATGCACCTGGTCGGATGGCAGTACCGGCTGCTCTCCGAAACCGTCGCCTGCGCCGACGACGGCCAGTCCTATATCCGGACGCGCACCTACCCCTCGGTGGTCCTCGGTGGCCGCTACGACCGTCCCGACGTCCAGACCGCTCGCGTGCTCCATACCACGCTCGTAGCCGAGGACGTTGCAGTCCGCACCCAAAGGCCCCCCTGGCGCTGAGCCTCGCTCGCGCGGGAGCCCCCCTTCAGGTTTTGGAGAAAACGGGGGCTTTTGGCGAGGCCGGCTTTTACGGCTGGGAAACGAGGCAAAACCTTTTCAGCCGCATGTGGCTCATTTTCACCAGAAAGTTTCACTACAGTTTGGCCTGCCCAAAAAGCCCCCCACAGCAAGCATCGCCGCGCTTGCTCGCTCCTCTCGCCGGACGCTCCCTCGGTCTGGCGCTCGCTCCCTCCCCTCTCGCCGGACGCTCCCTCGCTCCCTCGGCTGGACGCTTGCTCGGTCGGCGCTCGCTCCCTCGGCTCTCCGCTCGCCGCTCGCTGGCTGCTCTCCGGTAGCTCCCTCGGCTCTCCGCTCGCCGGCTCGGCTCTCGGCTGGCTCGCTGCTCTCCGCTCGCTGTCTGGCGTCCCTTGGTCGCTGGCCAGCGCGGCGTAGGGCACGCGCCGGCCATCTCGCTCCGACCGAGGACGGCAGACGCGCCGCCCCGGCGCGCCGGAAGGAGGAGCACTTTATCGGCTCGTGCTCCTGACCGCCGTCCATGGCAACCTCCTCGGAAACCCTCCCAGAATCGCGCCACGTTACCCGACGCCGCCCGGTCTCCGCCACTCGGAGGCATCGTTGGGGTCAGGCGCATGCCGGAAAACGGCGCAGCCGGCCTTGGGCATCGTGGCGCGGTTGTGGGGGTTTGATCGGAGGGTGCCAGTTCTACCCGTTCGCATTTCTAACGCGGCGTGTGGGGCAACGTGGCGCGCCGTTTTCGCGCTCGCTCGCTCGCCTGGCCGGCGTACCGCGCGCCGGGGGAGCGAGCCGGCCAGATGGGCTACCGGCGCTGGTACTAACGGCGGCGGGCGCAAAAGGACTGGCGCATACCGCTACGCGCCGGTATCCTGCTGGTACGGGGATTTACCCGTAGCCCGCGAAGGAGACGAACCGCCATGGATACTACCGGTACGACAATGTTCCTGCCCGCCGAAGACAACGAATGCTTGCTGGCCCTTATCAACGACCGCCGCGGCCGCATCTTGGGCATGGCGTCGGACGCCACGGCGCGCCAGCGCGCCGTGGCCTTCCAGGCTACCGCCATCGCCCAAGCGTTGCTCGCCTACGCCGCGGAATTGCGCGACCTGCCGCTCATCGGCAACGTCGCGCCGGTAAGCCCCCTTGCCGACCCCCGCGTCGGGCAAGACCTAGTGGACGCCGACGAGGACGCGCGCGCCAGCCGCCGCGCCTACAATTGGGAAACGGCCGAACTCAACAGCCTCATCGGTAGCTTGCGGTACGATGCCGACCGGCGCGCCGAGCGAGCCGCGAGCCGGTAGACGCGCCGCCCCCATGCCCCCGGTACCGCGCGGTACCGGGGGCATGCTCGTTTTGGGCGATGCTGCCGCCTGGCCGGCGCGCCGGCCAGATGGGCTACCGCTCCCCCTTACCTTCGGCCACCGGGCGCAAAAGGGCTGGCGCATACTGGTACGTAGCGGTATCCTGCTGGTACGGCGTTTTGGCCGTAGCACGAGAAGGAGCCGAACCATGTTTGACCAGGAATTCCTCAACGACGCGGGTACCCCGGCGCAATGCGCCACCGACCTTGAATTCTTCCAGAACGCCAAGGCCGGCGGCTTGCTCAACAAGGGCTGGGTGCGCATCAACCGCTTCGCTTTCCGGCGCGATGCCATTCTGGTAGCTTGCATCGGCAACACCTGGTACCTCATCGCCGGTACCGCGCAGGTGCGCCTTGAGTACCGGGTGCAAATCTGGCTCTACTGCGCGCAAGCGGACCGCCTAGCAATCGAGCTTACGCCGTTCATTGGCCGGTAGCTTCATTCCCCCTTGCCCCCGGTACGCGCGTACCGGGGGCATCGCCGTTTCCGGCGCTCGCCTGGCCGGCGCGCGCGTTGGGGGAGCCGGCCAGATGGGCTACCGAGGGTGGTACCTTCGGCGGCCGGGCGCAAAAGGGCTTGCGTATGCCGGTACGTACCGGTATCTTGCCAGTACGGGGATTTACCCGTAGGAGCCGAAAGGGACACCAATGAGCACAAGGCAAGAGCGCGTACTAGCATCCTACGAGAAGGCCAACAAGGCAGCGGTGCTGCGCGCCGAGGTCGAAGCCGACGCCGCGCGCCAGCGCGCCGCCAAGGAAGCCGCCAAAACCCCCGCCGAGCGTTTGGCCGACCTGCAGCAGCAGCGCAGCTACATGCTCGACTTCAACACGCAGCGCGCGGACGGCAACCGGGCAGACCTTGCCACCCAGGCCCGCCGGATGGCCGAACGCCTCACCTACTATGCCGAGCACCTGGACGTCCTCAGCGCGGCGGCCGACGAAGGCTACATGCCGGAATGCCCCGTGCTCAGCAGCGCCGTAACGAGCATGCTGCAGGACCACACCCGGCTGGCGGTAGCCCTGGAAAACGTGCGCTCGGAGCGCCACCTCCTCCGAGACCTGCAAGCGATCCTTTAGGACGCCTACGGCGCGCCGCCCCCGGTAGGGTACCGGGGGCGGCGCGTACCGGTTTCTGGGCCTGCCTGGCCGTCGCGCGCGGTAGCCGGCGCTCCGGCCATCTGGGCTACGGGGGGGGTGGTACCAATGGCCGGCGCGCGCAAAAGGGCTTGCGTATACCGCTACGTAGCGGTATCTTGCAGGTACGGGGATTTACCCGTAGCCCGCGAAAGGAACCGCAATGTTCAGCCAGCCGACCGCCGCCGAGTACGAAGCCGCCATCGCCACGTACGAGACCCTGGGCACGGACGCCCGGAAGGCCATCCACGCCAACCTGACGAGCATCGCCAACGGCATGGTCGGTAGCCCCAAGGTCGGCGCGGCGGTAGCCCGCGCCTACGTGGACATGGTTGCCAAGCTCGCCCCGGCCGCCGCCATGGAAAACGCGCGCCGCGACGTTTGGTACTACACCTACGCGACCTGGATGTGGGTCAAGGACAGCACCCACCCCGACGAGCACAGCGCAGCGCGGCGCGCCAGCGCCATCTCCTTCATGTACCCCGGCGGCACCAAGGTAACGGCCGCGACCCCCTACGATCGGGGGACCCAAAGCACGGTAGCGGGCGAGCGGTAGCCGCGCCACCCACGCCCCCCGGTACCGGGTACCGGGGGGCGTTTCCGTTTCCGGCGCGCCGACGGCCTGGCCTTTCCGGCGCGCCGTAGGCGCAAAGTAGCCACAACCGCGCGACGTTGGGCCACGTCGGCGCGCCGTAGGCGAGGCTGCCAGTATCTACCGGCTGCCGTCCCCTACGGCGCGCGTCGGCAAACGTGGCGCGCCGGAACGGCCGGAAACGGCCAGCGCGCGCGGCCGCGCCGGTAGACGCCGAACGGCGCGCCGGCCATCCTGGCTACCGCAGGCTAGTACCTTCGGCACGGCGCGCGCATGGCGCTTGCAGGATACCGCTACGTACCGGTATCTTTCAGGTACGGCGCTTTGGCCGTAGGACGCGAAGGAGACGAACCGCATGCAACCCGTGATCAAGTACCCCAAGGACATCAACCCCCTTGACGCCAAGGCTGGCCGGACCCGTCGCTGCGTCTGGCGCGCGTACCGCAACGACGCCGACCGCAAGCGCGCCATCGCCCAACTCCGCAAGCGAGGGTTTAGCTACTTCGCTTGCTACACCGACGTAAAGGGCTTGGCCGTACACGCCTACCAGGAGCGGTAGCCCGAGCGATCCTAGCCCCCCGGTACCGGGTACCGGGGGGCTTTGCTGTTTCCGGCGCGGCGCCGGGGTGGCCTGGCCGGCGCGCCGGGGGCGGCGCGTGCCCTACGGCGCAGCGCCGGCCAGATGGGCTACTCCCCCCCCTTACCTTCGGCCAGCGCGCCGGAAAGGGCTTGCGTATGCCGGTACGTACCGGTATCTTGCAGGTACGGGGCTTTACCCGTAGGACGCGAAAGGAACACCAATGACCGAGACCACAACCCGCGAAGCCCTACAGGACGGTACGGACCTGCTGACCGTTGACCGCGGCTTCATCGTTGACCTATTCATCGTCACCGCTGGCTCGCTGGACCGCGAGGACGTCAAGGCGACGGTACAGATCCTGGACGACATGCTCGGCGGCGAGCGCGAGATCAGAATTTCGCATTACTCCTCCTCCTCCTCGACGCACACCCCCGCGGAAGAAAGCGTCAGCAACGCCTTCTACATGGGTACCTTGCTGGTACGCGCCGTCGCCATCGCCAACGCGCGGTACGCGCAGCCCTACAACGACGGGTATGGCAACCTCTAGACCGCTCGCCCCCTTCCTCCCCCCGGTACCGCGCGGTACCGGGGGGAGCCTCGTTTCAGCCCCATGCGCGCCGGCCGCGGCCGGCGCGCAGCCGAGCGACCTACCGGTGCGACCGGACCAGCGAGCCAGCGCCGGCCAGGCGAGCGTCCGGCGAGAGCGACCTACCGGAGAGCCAGGGAGCGACCAGCGCCAGCGACCTACCGGCGCGACCGTCCGGCCCAGCGAGCTACCAGCGGGAGCGACCGTGCATCGAGAGCGAGCTACCGGCATGCCAGGGAGCTACCGGCGCGGCCGGCGCCGGAAAACGCGCCGCCCCCCGGCGCGCCGTACCCGGCCGTCCTCCCTCGGAAAAGGGCGTTTCGGAAATGACCGTGGTCGGTTACAACCCCCGGAAAACTACCCGGTCTTTGCGGTCACGTTGCCCCACACGCCGCCGACGGCCCTTTCGGGAGGCATCGTTGGGGTCAGGCGCAAGGGGGAATTGGGATGAGCCGGCCTTGGGCATCGTGGCGCGTTTCTGGGGGGGTTTCAGAAGGCTGCCAGTTCTACCCGTTCGCAAATCTAACGCGGCGTGTGGGGCATCGTCGGGGTGCGTTTTTCGCCCCCACGGCGCGCCAGATGGGGGATGCCAGGCTAGTACCAATGGCCGGCGCGCCGGAAAGGGCTGGCGCATACCGCTACGTAGCGGTATCCTGCTGGTACGGGGATTTACCCGTAGCGACCGAAGGGATACGAACGATGCGCTACTTCACCTACCTGCGCGAGACCTTGAGCGACGAAGGATATGACCTGGTGATTACCGAGCAAGGGACGTCCGAGCTTGGGGGCAAGAGCACGGCGACGACATTTGAGGTCGTACCGAGCGACCGCTTGACGCCGACCGGCCCGCACGACGACGTGCTCCGCTTCTGGCTCTACTCCTACCCCGCGCCGGGGGCTTGCGACGACCTGACCTTCTCCGGCTCGGTATCCATGCCGGTAGCCAAGGCTGCCTTGCTGGCCGCGGCCATCACCCGAGCGAGCGAGTACGCCGCGGCGATGCGGTCGCTACCGCTCGGTAGCCGCATGGGCGCCAAGGGCTACCCGGAAAGCGCGTCCTAGCCGAGCCGCCGAAGGTACCACCGACCGGGTAGTACCTTCGGCGCTTTGCGTCCCAGGCACTTGCGTATACCGTAGCGTACCGGTATCATCCTTGTACCGGGAGCGCCGGTAGCGAGCGAAAGGATACACGCATGAACGGCGAGCGGAACGCGACCTGGAAGGGCATGAACTGGATACGCCAGGACGCCCGCCTTGCCATCTACCTCCGGGACCGCTTCACCTGCCTGTACTGCGGCAGCGACCTAACGGCGCACCTGCCGGGGCAGCTGACCCTGGACCACCTCGACTCCTGCGAGGAGCGAGCGGTCCGGGGCGAGAAGCCAGACAACCGACCGGCCAACCTCGTCACCGCCTGCGCGCGGTGCAACTACAGCCGCGGCGCGAAGCCATGGCGCGACTTCGCGCCGGGGGGAGCAATCGACCGGATTGAGATGACGGTAGCCGAGCCGCTCAACCGCGCGCTCGCCCGCGCCATCCTGGCCGGGGAGGTCAACCTTGACGCCGAATCCCTCCGGGGCGGCGCGGGCGAAGGTACCACGGCTGGCTAGTACCAACGGCGGCCGGGCGCAAAAGGGCTTGCGTATACCGCAACGTCCCGGTACCATCTGAGTACGGGGATTTACCCGTAGGACGCGAAAGGAACACCAATGACCACCACGACCGCCACGATGACCCCCAGCGAGCGCATGGACGCCGCGAACGCCGCGGCCTTCAAGGCGACGGTAGAGACGCTCAACTACCGGCGCGCGGAGCTGGCGACCAGCATCTACCACCTCGCCATCGCCGCCACGACCATGCATGCGGCCCTGAACCTCGACCACGCGCCTTGCTCGGTCACGGATACGGCGCTGGCCATCGCCACCGTCGAAGGCATCCGCGACGCCCTACGCGCCGAGGACCGCGCATGCGCCGCCAAGCTCGCCTACCTCGGCCAGCAAGAGGTCTAGCCGCCAACGCGCAGCCCCCGGTACCGCGCGGTACCGGGGGCTGCCTCGTTTTGGGCGATGCTGCTGCCTGGCCGGCGTACCGCGCGGTACGCCGGCCAGATGGGCTACCGGTGGGTAGTACCAACGGCGGCCGCGCCATCAGCCGCTTGCGTATACCGTAGCGTACCGGTATGATCCTGGTACGGGGATTTACCCGTAGGAGTCGAAGGGACGAACGATGAACGCCAGCAAGCTAATGTGGGAAATCCTCGAAGACGAGAGCCTTTCCGGCGCGCACCTCGAAACAATCGCCCGCTGCATCAACGAGCGAGCCGCGCGCAAGACGCGAGCCGAGCGCATCGCCGCCTTGGGCGGGCCCGCGAGCAAGCTAAGCCTCCGGCAGCGCCTTGCTTGCTGGTTGATCGGGGCATAGGATGCAAGCAAGCAACAGCCTACCGCTGATGACCGGCGCGGCGCTGGCGCGCAAGGCCAAGCGCGTAGCCGCCTACGCCGTAGAGCGAGCGACCGAGCAAGTAGCGGCGCGCGAGCGTTGGTACGGCGAGGAGCCGTGCGCCTACCGCGCGGCGGCGTTGGCCGATGCGCGCGGGGAGCTGGAGCGAGCCAGCGCCGCCGCGGCCGGGTGCGGCGTGCGCCTACCGCGCAGCGCGTAACGGCGGTACGCGCCAACGTGACCCCAAAGACCGGCGCCCTTTGGGGTCACGCCCGTCCCGGTAGGCGCCCCCCGGCATGGCCGGCGCGCCGCCCCGGTACGCCTGGCCGTTGCGCAGCCTGCACGCTATAAAAGGGCGCGCCGGCCAGATGGGCTACCCGGCCTAGTACCATCGGCTACCGCGCCGGAAAGGGCTTGCGTATACCGTTGCGCGCCGGTATCTTGAAGTACGGGGAGTTACCCGTAGGAGCCGAAAGGGAAACAAATGAAGCTGACGATCAAGACCCAGGTAGCGAGCCTCCAGACCCGCCGCGACGCGAACGCCGCGCGCTTGGTAGCCATCTCGGAGCTAATCGCTCGCCTACCGTATATGCAGGAAAACAACTTCAACGCCGGTCCGGCCGGGATCGCGCGCATCGCCACCCTCAACGCCGAAGCCTCTACCCTTACCGCCGAGAACGCCGGGATCGGCTCCGCGCTACGCGCCATGGCTACCGGCGCACGGTAGACGCGCCTTCCCCCAAGCCCCCCGGTACGCGGTACCGGGGGGCTTTTCCGTTTCCGGCGCTCGCCTGGCCGGCGCGCCGTAGGGTACACGCCGCCCCGGCGCCGCGCCGGCTACCCGGAACGGCGCGCCACGTCCCCCGGTACGCCGCGTTCGTTCTCGGCAACGGTAGGAAGTGGCAGGCCGGCGGGGTCTTGGCCGTGTGCGCCAACGTGGCGCGGTTGTGGGGGTTGCGCGCCGGGGCGGCGCGGTACCGGCGCGCTGGCCGGCGGCCGCGCCGGCCATCTGGGCTATGCCAGGCTGGTACCTCCGGCGCGCCGGCGCACGGGGTTTGCAGGATACCGCTACGTAGCGGTATCATCCGGCTACGGGGTTTTCCCGTAGGAGCCGAAAGGAAGCTACCGCCATGGACCACTACAACCGCCTATACCAACCGAGCAATCCAGCGCCGACGCTCCGGCGCACCAGCCTCGTGCAGGAAGCGGCCAACTTCGCCGCTTACGACGCCTACGGCGACGCCTTGCGCCGGTACGGCCGCACCGATCAGCGCACGCTCGACGCCCACGCCGATTGGGTGCGCATCGCCACAGGTACTAGCCGCTGATGGTACCTCCGGGGGACGGCGCGCCGTGCCGCCCCCTGGCCCTTGCGTATACCGGTACGTGCCGGTATCATCCTGTTACGGGGATTTACCCGTAGCAGCCGAAAGGAACCCACATGTACCAGCCCTCCCCCGAAATGCAAGCCAGCATCGCCGGCATCCGCGAGCGCAGCGCCTACGGCGACGAGAACCGCGCCGCCGCCGCTAAGGCCCGCGCCGCGGACCGAGCGGCCGACGCGCTGGTCGCCAGCCGCATGGCGGCGCGCCGCCGCCCTCAGTCGGTCCTGGCCACCGAAGCCGACTGGCAGGCGTTCAGCGCCGCCGTGGACGCCGCCCTCGCCGCCGACAAGGCGCGCGACCTGCAAGCAAGCCTCGACCGCTTGGTAGCGGACGAATGGAACCCCCAGCAAGGCGCGCGCGTCCTCCGCGTATGCGGGCTGGGCGAAACCCCCCTGTACGTGGTACACGGCGCGTCCGGCGCGCAGCGCGGCGGCTTCGCTACCCGCGAGGAAGCGACCGAATGGATGCTCGCTCGCTACATCAAGGATCAAGGCGCGCTGTACGCGGACGATCCCCGCGGCGCGGCCGAGGAGGAGGAGCACCTCGCGGAGATGGTCGAAGGCCGAGCGAGCAACCCCGCGTACCAGAGCAACGACCTGGAGGAGGAGCTTGCCGACGCGATGCTGGGCGAGCGCCGGTAGCCGCGCCGCCCCAGCCCCCGGTACCGCGCGTACCGGGGGCTTTCGCGTCCCCGGCGCTGGCCGGGGCGGCGCGCCGGCCGAAGGTACCAGCGCCGACTAGCCCAGATGGCCGGCGCGCCGACCAGCCCTTGCGTATACTGGTACGTAGCGGTATCATCCAGGTACGGGGCTTTACCCGTAGGAGCGAAAGGATACACGCATGGCCCTTACCCGCGACACCTACTCCACCTACAAGCGCGCATGGAACCGCGCCGCCGCCGCGCGCGCCGAGCGGGCGCACCCGACCAATACCCCCGGCTCGCTGCTTCTGCAGGAGGAGTGGAACGCGCGCCAGAAGGTCCGCTCGCTTGAATACCTGCTCGCCCACCTACCAAGCGACCCGGCGTTCGACACCTTCCGCGCCGACTACCAAGCGGAGCGCGAGACCCTACTCGCCCTGCTCCTCGAAGTGCTGGCCTAGCCCCCCGCCGCCACGCCCCCCGGTATGCCCTACCGGGGGGCTTTGCCGTTTCCGGCGCGCCGGGGCGGCGCGTGCCAGGCGCACCCGGTAGCCGGCCATCTGGGCTACGCCGGCGTGGTACCAACGGCGGTACCACCGGCCAGCGCTCCGTGGCGCTTGCGTATACCGTTGCGTAGCGGTATCATCCGAGTACGGCGCGTAGCCGCGAAGCGAAAGGGGACCGACATGACGATGATGATTATGCTGGGGATGGTCGCCGCGGCCATGCTCCTCGCCGCCATGGCCCACACCTGGGTCAGCGAAGCCGCCAGCCGCGACGAGGTACGCCGGGTTGACGCGCGGATCGCCGCGCGCCGCCAGCGCGCCAGCGCGCGGTACTAGCCACCGAGCGACGCCGCCGGTACCGTACCGGCGCGAGAGGAAAGGAAGCAACCACCATGGCCCGCGAAACCACCAGCCAACTCCTGGAGCAAGCCACCGCCCTCGAAGCGACCATCTACCGCATCGGGTATGACGCCTACCCCGGCGCGCCGACCGGCATCGCCGCCGACCACCTTGCCTGCGCCGAGCGTGAGGTTGCCGACCTGCACGCCCGCATCCGCGCCAACGGCGACGGCATCATCCTGGGCGACGCTCCCTCGCTCGGGCCCAACGGCAACCTGGGCTATGCCCAGATGGTCTCGCTCATGACCGGCACGCCTCCCTCCGAGGTACCCCCCTACATCCTGACCGCCGCCGAGCAAGCCAGCCTCGACGCGCAGGAGCAGCAGCTCATTGACGACGAGCAGGCGCGAAGCGCGCCGCGCCCTTGGTAGCCGGATAGGAAAGGGAGCAACCGCCATGACCGACGCCGACCGCGACCGCTGCCGACTCGAACAAGACCGCTTGATCGCTCTCTGCGAGGAGCTTGGCTTCGACCTCTCCTTGCCCTTCTGTAGCCTCCCCGGCGCGCCAACGGTAGCACGCCTGCTCGTCGCCATCTACCCGGAATGGCTCGGAGCCATCGTGGCTACGGCCAACTCCCTCGCCTACCGCGCCGACTAGGAAAGGAAGCGCCGCTCGCTACCCTCGCCCTTGCTCCCTGTGGGGTCAGGGAGCAAGGGCTATTGGCGGTTTCACCCCTCGCCTGGCCGGCTACCGCGCCGGCCGGAAGCACGCCGGTCCCTCCCTCAGCAAGCGTGACACGCCCGTTCCAAAACGACCGTCGCCGGTTACAACCTCGCGCCGGGGCGGCGCGCTGTCGCGCGACGTTGCCCCACACGCCCCCGCTGCCGGCAGCGCGAGGCATCGTTGGCCTGACGCCCCTGCCCAAATGTCGCCCAACCGGCCTGGGGCATCGTGGCGCGTTTCTGGGCGGCTTCCAAAAGCCTGCCAGTATAGGCCAAAGCGAAATCTAACGCGGCGTGTCGGGCAACGTCGGGGTGCGTTTTTCGCCGGTTTCCGCGCCGGAAACGGCTCCCCGGCGAGGCCGCGCGGCCGACATTCCTAGCACGCCCTCCGCTCCCTCGCCCGACACTTATGCCATACCCGCCGGCCGGGTGCGCGCTCGCGTGCCTCGCCGCTCGCTCCCCCCCCTTGCTCTCGCAACGAAGGACGCTCGCTTGGACTCGGCCTGGACCATGTACCTCGGTAACGCCCTGACCTTGCTCCCGGACCTCGCGCCGGCCAGCATCGGCTGCGTCGTCACCTCTCCCCCGTATGCCATGCAACGCAAAGACTTCTATGCCAGCATCGAGGAAGCGGACTACCCGGCGTGGACGGTCGCCTGGCTGGACGCCCTACGCCCAGCCCTTGCTCCCGGAGCAAGCGTCCTCATCAACATCCGCGAGCACATCCGCGACGGCGTCATGGCCGACTACGTGCACCGTACCCGGCTCGCCGTCCGCGAAGCCGGCTGGTTCGAGCACGAGGAACTCGTCTGGTGCAAGCCCGACGCTCCCCCGCTCGGCCCTAATGCCTTCCCCCGGCGCGCCTGGGAACGGGTGCTCTGGTTCAGCCAGAGCCGCCGGCCCTACTCCGACCCGAAGGCCAACGGCACGCCGAGCAAGCTCATCGGCATGCGGCCGGCCAACCCCGGTATCGAGCGAGTAGGCGGTCACTCGGACGGCTACCGCGACGGCATCGCCCGTTGCACGAACGTCATCACCATCCCCGTTGGCGGCAACACCAGCCGCCTGCGCTCTCCCGGCCATACCGCCGCTTTCCCCCCGGCGCTCGCCGCCTGGCTCATACGCCTGGCATGCCCCCCCGGCGCCACCGTCCTTGACCCCTTCGCCGGCTCCGGCTCGTCCGGCCTGGCCGCCATGGGCGAAGGACGGTCCTTCGTCGGCATCGAACTGGATGCCCCGACCTTCTGGCAAGCGAGCGAACGCCTGCACGCCTACGTCGTCGCCAAGGAGACCCCTCTTGCCTCTTGACCCCAACCTCGCCGTCCTCGTCCCCATCGAGCGGCTCCACGCCCACCCGGAAAACCCCCGGCGCATCGATCAGGGTAAGCTCCAAGCGTTGCAACACGCGCTGGCAAGCGACCCGACCATGCTTTGGCAGCGACCGCTCGGCGCCCGCTACGACGGCACCGTCTACATGGGCAACATGCGGCTGCAAGCAGCCGCCGCCCTCGGTTGGACCGAGCTACCGGTGGTTTACGAAGACCTGGACCCCATCGAGGAGATGCAGCGCATGGTGCGCGACAATCGCGAGTACGGCGAGGACGACGACGACAAGCTGGCAACGCTGCTTGCTACCCTCGACGCCGCCGACGCCGACCTCTCGCTCACCGGTTTGGACGAGCAGCGCGTGGCTGACTTGCTCGCTTCCGTAGCCGGCGAAGGCCAGGGCGGCGCAGCCGGCGACCCCGCCGATGCCTTCCTTTCCCTCTCCGACCGCTTCGGCATCGTGCCCTTCTCCGTGCTCGACGCCCGCCAGGGGCCATGGCTGCAGCGCAAGCGAGCCTGGCTCGGCATCGGCCTAGTCTCCGAGATCGGCCGCGGCAATGACAACGACAAGACGGCCAAGGGCCTGACCTACTCCGTTAGCTCGCAGCCCATTAGCGCCTACAAGGAGAAGGAAGCGTACCAAGCGAAGCTCGGCCGCGAAGTCTCCTGGCCGGAATTCCTGACCGCTCACCCCGGCGCCGCCAAGCAAAGCGGTACCTCCATCTTCGATCCCGTCGTCTGCGAACTCGCCTACCGGTGGTTTTCCGCGCCGGGGGCCATCGTCCTTGACCCCTTCGCCGGTGGCTCGGTACGCGGCGTCGTGGCCGCCTTGCTCGGCCGCCAGTACGTCGGCATCGACCTCAGCGAGCGTCAGGTGCAAGCGAACCGCGACCAATGGGACGCTATCCTCGCCCGGCTACCGCAGGACGCCACGCCGGCCAGCGCCGTCCCGGCGCTGGCCGCGCCTCCCCCGGTAGGCGTCGCCCCCGACGCCCTCACCCCCGTTGAGGAGCATCGCCTACCGAACGGCGGCGCCGTCTGGCTGAAGCGCGACGATACCTGCACCATCGCCGGGGTGACCGGAGGTAAGGTCCGTTCCTGCTGGGCATTGGCTCAGGGAGCAACCGGCCTCACCACCGCCGGCAGCAAGGAATCCCTGCAAGTCAACATCGTCGCCCACATCGCCAAGGAGCTCGGTATCCCGTGCCGGGTGCATGTCCCCTCCGGCACCCTCACGCCGGAACTACGGAGCGCTCAAGCAGCCGGCGCCGAGATCGTCCAGCACGTCCCCGGCCATAATGTCGTCATCAGCGCCCGCGCGCGGGAAGACGCCGCGGCGCGCGGCTGGCGCGAGATCCCGTTCGGCATGGAGCACGAGGTCGCCGTCGAGCAGACGAGCAGCCAGATAGTCAACCTCCCCGGCAACGCTACCCGCCTCGTCGTACCCGTTGGCTTCGGCATGTCCCTGGCCGGTATCCTCCACGGCTTGCGCCGCGCCGGTAACACCCTGCCCGTCCTCGGCGTCTGCGTCGGAGCCTCACCGACAAAGCGCCTGGCGAAGTATGCCCCGACCGGCTGGGCCAAGCAGGCGACCCTCGTCACCAGCAAGCTCGACTACCATGCCCATGCGCCGGTAACGACGCTCGACGGCGTGGCCCTTGACCCCATCTATGAGGCCAAGTGCTTGCCGTACCTCCAAGCGGGCGACGTGCTCTGGTGCGTCGGCATCCGCGAGACCGCCACGGCGACCGCCGTAGACGGCATGGCCAGCCATCCCGACCCGGTATGGCTGGCCGGCGACAGCGCCAGCGAGCTACCGCTCCGCACCGACCTCGACGCCGACCTGCTGTTCTCCTGCCCGCCCTACGCCGACCTGGAGCGGTATAGCGACGACGCCGCCGACCTCTCCACGATGCCCTACGACGACTTCCTCGTCGTCTACCGCGACATCATTACCAAGGCAGCGGCGCGCCTTAAGGATGATCGCTTCGCCGTCTGGGTGGTAGGCGACATACGCAGCAAGCGCACCGGCAACTACCGCAACTTCGTCTCCGACACCATTGCCGCCTTTGCCGACGCCGGTATGGCCCTCTACAACGAAGCGATCCTCGTGACCGCTATCGGCTCGCTCGCCGTGCGCGTGGGCAAGCAATTCACCGTCGCCCGCAAGCTCGGCAAGACGCACCAGCAAATCCTGGTGTTCCTGAAGGGGGACGCGCGCGCCGCTACCGCCGCGGCCGGCGCCGTCGAAGGCCAGTATGCCCTGCCCGACCCCAGCGCCGCGGACATGGCCGAGCAAGCCGACGACACCGCTCCCCTTGACGAAGCCGCATGAGCGAGCCAACAGACATGGCTACCCACGTCCAGACCGCCGCGCTCAAGGAAGCGTTCCTCAACGCCTTCGGCGTGACGGGTAACGTCAGCCGCGCATGCCGCCAGACCGGTACCCCCCGGCGCAACGTCTACTTCTGGCTCCAGCAAGATCCCGGCTTCGGCCTGGCATACCGCGAAGCGGAACTGATGGCCGAGGACGTGTTGGAGCAAGCCGCCTGGGAGAGGGCCGTCACCGGCGTCAAGCACGAGAAGCGAGCCTACGCCGGGGGCGCCCTCATCGACACGCTCGTGGAAACCGAGTACAGCGACACCTTGCTCATCTTCCTCCTGAAAGCGAGGAACCCCCGTAAGTACCGAGAGAAGGTCACGATTGACTACGCTGACCTCCCCACCGACCAGCTCCTTGCTGAAGCCCGCGCCCTCGGTCTTGCCCCGCTCGCCTTTGACCCCTCCCTCCCAGCAGATGGAAGCGGAACTGGTACGCCGGCGCTTGGGGTTGGAGACCGAACTACGGCGCCGGAAGCTCCTGCCCCCGCTGGACGCCAACGCCGCGCCAAGCCTCGACCTCCTGGCCTGGAGCACGCAGCATAGGATCATCAACGGCCAGCCCTTCACCGTCTCGGCTCCGTTGCTCGACCTCTACCGCTCTACCCATCCCAACGTCGTCGTCATGAAGGCGGCGCAGGTCGCTATCTCCGAGTGGCTCATCAACCTGGCCTTCTGGGCTGCCGACAGCCGCGCCGGCGGCCGCGGCAACGTCATGTACCTGTTTCCGAAAGCTGCCCAGATGGGCGACTTCTCGCGCGCCCGCGTCCAGAAGCCGGTAGACGAGTCGCCCTACCTGCGCGCGCGTACCGGCAGGGGCAGCCCGGAGGGGGAGGCCGCGACGCCGGGGCGGCGCGTGGGGAAGGCGACGGCCAACGTCGGCTTGCGCCAGATCGGCCCTGGCTTCCTCTACCTGCGCGGCTCCCAGAACCGCGACTCCTTGCTCTCGGTAGACGCCGACCTGCTCTGCCTGGACGAGGTAGCGCAGTACACGGCCGGCACGCTGGACGTGGCCGCGCGCCGTCTCGGCTCCTCGGCCTTCGCCTGGCAACGCGCCGGCAGCACGCCGCGCTACCCCAAGGACGAGATGGGTGTCCTCTGGGACCAATCCACCCAACGCGCCTACCATAGCCGCTGCCCCGGCTGCGGCTCCTGGCAATGCCTCCAGGTCATGACCCACCTTGACCCGACGACGGCCACCGTGCGCTGCGCCGCCTGCAACGCCGACATGACCGCCGCTCGCCTGGCCCCCGGCGAGTGGATCGCCGCCTCTCCCGGCAGGCAATGGGAGGGCTACCACGTCAATAAGCTGCTCTCGCCGCGCGTCGACCTGGCCGTCCTGGCCGCTACGCAGCGGCGCGTGCTCGACGGCCGTACCAGCGCCAGCGAGACCCAGGAGTTCTACAACTCCGACTGCGGCATCCCGTGGCTGCCCGCCGGGGGGGCTATGGACGCCGCACAGCTGGATGCCTGTATGTCGGATGACACCTTTAGCACCCTGCCTACCGCCGCCAAGGACAGTGTCATGGGCGTGGACGTCGGCGCGCGCCTACACATCCGCATCAACACCGCCGAACGCGACGGCCGCGCCCGCGCTGCCCTCGTGGATAGCGTCCGGACGTTTGAGGAGTTGGACGCCCTGATGGTGCGCTTCAACGTCTCGACCTGCGTTATCGACGCCAACCCCGAAACCCGTAAGGCCCGCGAGTTTGCCGAGCGTTGGCCCGGCAGAGTCACCGTCGCGTACTACCCCAATTGGGGAGCCGACCAGGCAAACGAACTCTGCACCTGGTCAAAGGACGAACCCGTCGTCAAGATCAACCGGACGGCGGCGCTCGATGCCGTACAAGCCATGGTCGCCCAACGGCGGCTGATCCTGCCCCAGGGCGCCTACGCGCTCGGGGGCGACACCGACCGCGCCGGCCACGGCGAGTACTACCGTCACATGAGCAGCCCGATCCGGGTCATCGCCGACAACAGCCGGGGCAACCCGACGCCGCACTACGAGCAAAACGGACCCGACCACTATGCCCACGCCGAGGTCTACGCCTACGTAGCGGCGCAGCAGCAGGGGGGCTTGCCCTTCGGCTGGTACCGCCAGGACGACGCCTTTATGGAAAAGGTAGAGCGCGGCGGCAAGCCGCCGGAGGACACCGCGGAGACCCGTCGCGAGGCACAGAAGCGAGCCATCTTGAACGCCATGGGCTTCGCGTAAATGAGAGGCATCCCCCTTGGCCCAACGTAGCATCCTCGCCACCGTCGGCAGCGCCTTGCGCGCCGGCGTCTCCGGCATGGTCGATTGGAAGCGCGCCTCCAGCGCCAACATCACCCTCATCCCGTCCTACCTCGCCAACCTCCTGTGGCTCATCTCGACCAAGTTCTGGGAGCTTGCCAGGGAGGGCTACGCCGGGAACGCCGCCGTCTACGCCTGTCTGCGCGTGCTCTGCGCCGCCGTCTCCGAGCCGCCCCTGATCGCCGTTATGCGCGACCCCTCGACCGGCAACGAAACCCCCCTGCCCTGGGACCATCCGCTGGTCAAGCTCATGGAAAACCCCAACGAACTCATGACCGGCCACGCTATGTGGGAGCTAACGGAGTTGTACGTCGGCATCACCGGCAGGGCTTGCTGGTGGAAGGAACGGGACCGTACCGGCGCCATCATCAGCCTCTGGCCGCTGCGCCCAGACCGCGTTGGCCCGATCTATAGTGACAGCATCATCCCCGGCCAGCGCGTCATTTCCGGCTGGACGTACCTCATCCCCGGTACCACCAACTACATACCGATCCCCCGTAAGGACGTGCTCACCTTCGTCAACCCCGACCCGGTAGGCGACAGCGGAGGCATCGTGGAAGGGCTGGGCGCCCTCCAAGTGCTCGCCCGCGAGGTCAGCGCCGATAACCAGGCCTCTACCTTCGTCGGCGCCCTGCTCCACAACCACGCCATCCCCGGCACGATCCTCACCACCAAGAACAGGATCAAGAACGCCGAGGACGCCTCGATCATCAAGCACGCCTTCATGGACCAATTCGGCGGGCTGAACCGCGGCCAGCCCATGGTGATCGACGCCGAGACCACCGTTACCCAGACCGGCTTCTCGCTGCAGCAGTTGGAATTCCCCCAACTGAGGCGCATCGCGGAGAGCCGCATCGCCGCCGCCTACGGCGTGCCGGCCATCCTGGTCGGCTTGCTGGTCGGCCTGGAATCCGGCATCCGCGCCACGATGGAGGAGCAGCGCGAGTACTTCACGGAGACGACGTGCTCCTCGAAGTGGACGCGCTACGAGGGGCAATACCAGCTTGGCGTGGCCGGCGAGTACGACTCCAACATCGTCACGCGCTTCGACACCACCAAGGTCAAGGCCCTCACCAACCAAACCGCGCGGGCCAAGCAACCCCTGATCGACGGCTACAAGCTCGGCGCCATTACCAAGAACGAGTTCCGCGTGCTCGTGGTCAACCTGCCACCCCGCGAGGACGGCGACCAGTACTTGACCCCTATGTCGGGTACCGCCATTGACCCCATGATCGCGGCCGGCGCGCCGTCCAAGCGTGCGCCGGCCGACGCCGGGGACGATCCCGACGGCGGCCCGGAGGAGAAGCAAAAGGCGGGCAAGCCGGCTCCCCAGATCGCTCCCCCCGGTACCCCGCCTGCGCCGGCGCAACAGGGCGGCGCCCAGAAGGCGTTCGCCCTCGAACCCCATGCGCCCAAGTGGCTGCGTGACGAAGTGCATGCAGCCGCCAGCAAGCTAACGGACTGGTACGGCCAGCAAGACGGCCAATTCGCCCAGGCAATGCAGAAAGGCACGGCAGACAATGGCTCCTAGCATCACTCCCTCCAACATCCTGCGCTTCGGCATGCAAGCCCAGCCCACGCTGGACTCCTACCGCCAGAGCACCGGCGCGGCCCGGGTGAGCCTCCATTTGGAGACGGGCGACCTGCCCCCGCTCAGCCCCGTTACCGTGTCCGGCGCCCTCGGCAGCGCCGCCCTGGCTGCCTTCATTGACCGCGCCGCCACCCTGGCCGGCGAGCGTGTAACCGAGCAGGTCCGCGAACGCCTGCGCCAGCAAGCCGCTACCCTCGCCTACGAGGCATACAAGCGTGGATAGCACCGCCGCCGCTCTCCTCGCGGCGTCCGTCGCCCCGGTGTCCATCTCATTCTCCGCGAGCACCAACGAGCTGCAATACCGGCCGTCGCCGGCAGCGGCGCGCGCTGCGCTACGCCAGGCGCGCCTCATCCGTCGCAACCGGCGCATCGTCGCTCAGGCGTGGGCCGACGTACCGGCGCACCGGAGGCCGCATGTCTGACCCCCAGACGCAGGACACCAGCGCTGCCGATCGGCAGCGGGTAGCCACCGCCCTCGCCGCCGCCACGGCGCTGCTCGCCGCCGGGCAAGACCTGGCCGGCGACCCGACCACGCTGGCGGGCATCCTGCGCACGGTCTGGACGCGCACCTATGAAGCGGTGATACGCGCGGAACTAGAGGCCGCTGGCCAGGACGTGCCGGCGACGCTGATTATCAGCAACTCCGACGTGGTTGCCGCCATCGAGCAGCACGCCACCGAGACCGCCCAGGCCATCCAGGACACCCTGCGCCGGGAAGCCCAGGCAGCGTTTGACACCATCCCGTTAGACACGGCGCCGGACGTAGCCCAACGCTTGCTGGTGCGCTGGCTCGTCACGCGCAGCATCCACAAGACCGCCCAGGTTGCTATCACCGAGACCGCCACCGCCGCCGGCGCCGCGCAGCGCGACTTCATCAAGCGCAGCGGCGCGAAGGGCAGCGCGTCCTTCGGCTATAGCCTCCAATGCAAACTCTGCCAGGCCATCGCCCAGGGCAACCCCTACGACCTGGACGACGACACGGTGGGCGAGATCCCGCACCCGTCGTGCCTCGACTACTGGCGCATCTCCTACACGAGCATCGCTACCCCCTGGCACGGCCAGTGAGCACCAACGAAAGGCACCCCATGGCCCCCACCGTCACGACCGCCGACTACGAGCAGGACATAGCCGCCATCGAAGCGGCCGCCAGCGCTCCCCTGCGCCTCTGCACCGAGATACGCCGCCTGGCCGGCGAGGTCGCCCGCTACCGCACCCTGGCCGAGGACGCCCTCACCAGCGCCGACGCCGCTATGCAGCGCGAAGGCCCCTACCGGCTCATGCTCGGCCACGCCGACGTTATCGCCGCTAGCCTCGCGTCGGAGCCTGGCTGCGCCGGGTTCGCCATGCCCCTGGTCGGCGCGCCGGAGCAGGACTATATCGACGCCTTGCGCGCCGCCAACGACCGCTGCGAGCAAGCCGCGCTGCGCCTCCACTCCCTGACCGCCCAGACCCGGCTCCAGGTCGCTAAGGGTGGCTCCCCCGCCTCCCGTTACTGGTAAACGCGCCCCCCCGGCGCGCCACTCTCCCCCCCGTAGTCAGAAAGCCACCACCCCCCATGAAGCTCGTCCAGACCCCTCCTGCCACCGCGCTTGCGGTCCGCTCCGCTGAGGCCGACGCCCCCGACCAGATAGTCGGCTGGGGCATGCCCTTCGGCGGGCCGATCAACGGCCGCGACCTCTACGGCACGCACTTCTCGCTGAAAACGAACTTTTGCTTCGACTGGTTTCCAACGGAGCACCCGCTGCTGTATCAGCACGGCCTGGACCCCAAGACCGACGTGGCCGTCGTCGGTCGGGTCAAAGCCTGGGAGACCAAGAGCGATGGCGTCTGGGTGCAAGCTCAGTTGGACGCCAGCAGCGCCTACCACGAAGACATTGCCGGGCTGATCAGCGCGGGCAAGCTCTACTTCAGCAGCGGGGCCATGGGGCACCTGGTGCAGGAGGACCACAAGACCGGCGAAATCAAGCGCTGGCCCTGGGTGGAAATGAGCCTCACCCCTACGCCGGCCAATATCTATGCCGAGCTGGAATATGCCCGCGTGGCTCCCCACCTGCGCTCCATCGGCATTGACGCCGACGCCGTGCTCGCCACCCTCGCCGCCAAGGCCGAGGAGTTGGACGGCGCGGGCGCCGACGACGCCACCCGCAGCGCACCGCTGCGCAGCGCCGACAAAATCGACGGCAGCTATGAAGACCTCATGGGCGACCTGCGCGAGAAGCTCAACGCAAAAGGCCCGTTTGCGGGTGACAGTTATAGCAGCATCGTCGCCACGTTCGCGGATCATGTGCTTGTCTGCCGCTACGACTACGACTGTGACGACGGCGACGACATGGAAACCTTCTGGGAAGTCCAATACACGCTGGACGAGCAGGGCGAGCCGGTGCTCGGTGACGCCCGCCAAATGGAGCAAACCTACCAGCCCGTGGCAGCACGAAAGTCTGCCGCCGGGCCACTTATCCTGGACGCCCAACGCCTGGCTTTGCACGCCAAAGCCCTGAGCCAGCGCACGGAAGACCTGGCAACGCGGCGCATGGCAGAAGCCCGCAGCATTTCCGGCGGCAACCGGAAGGCCCTCGATCTTGCCATCGAGAGCGCCGACGTTGCCCTGGGTACTTTGCGGAATGCCCTCAGCGGTGCGGACCGAGTACGCGACGAAGCGGTGAAAGCCGCCGCGCTCCGCTCCCCCGCTGCGATGCAACAGCAGGTCGCCCTCCTGGGCTGGTTCCTCGACACGCTGCCCGCCGCAAGCGAGTAGCACCCACTCCCCACGGGGGCGCCCTGCCCCCGTTCTCTCCTCCGCTCCCGGCGCATTGGCGTCGGGCCTTCCACACCCCCCATCGGAGACCAAATGTCCATCAAGGCAGTACAGGACAAACTGCGTCAGGTCGTAACCGACGCGCAGGCCATCGCCGCAAAAGGCGTCTTCTCGACCGAAGACAGCCAGCGGCTCGAAGGTCTGATCACCGAGGGCAATACCCTCAAGGCCCAGATCGCCCAGCATGAAGCGGTCAACGGCATGGCCGACTTCGCCGGTAAGAGCGCCGGGATGCTCGACCTGGCCGGGGCTTCCCAGCTTGGTATGACCCCCGCCGGGGAGACCATGGTGGAGCGCACGACCGTCAACGGCCGGCCGGCGGTGCGCCTGCTCGACCAGTTCGGTGAGGGTCTCGTAGACGACGCGACCTTCCGCAAGATCAGCAGCCCGGAATACAAGGCGGCTTTCCGCACGTATCTCCGCAAGGGCCAGAACGGCCTGAAGTCCAGCGAGATCCGGACCCTGCAAGAGGGCGCCGACACAGAGGGTGGCTTCCTCGTGCCGGAAGACTTTCTGGAGAAGATCATCGCCAAGGAGCCGACCCCCACGCGGGTGGCCGGCCGTGTCACGAGCCTCCAGACCAGCCGCGACGCGCTGGTAATCCCCAAGGTCAACTACGCCGCCGACGATCTGTATACGTCGGGTATCCGCGTTACCTGGACCGGCGAAGTGCCGTCGTCCTCGACCGCGATGCGCGTGACGGACCCCATCTTCGGCCAGGCCCGCATCAGCGTCCAGACCGCCATGATGAGCCTGCCCCTGACCAACGACCAGATCGAGGACACCGCGTTCCCGCTCGTCTCGTGGGTCTCTGGCAAGTTTGCCGAAACGGTAGACCTGCTGCGTGACAACATGGTCCTCAACGGCAGCGGCCAGGGCCAGCCCTACGGGCTATTCCTCGCCCCCGGCGCGGTCAATCAGCCCGCCGTCGTGACCAGCGGCAACGCCAACCTGATCACCGCCGCCGGCCTGGTCAGCACCGCCTTCGCCCTGCCCGAGCAGTACGACGACGCCGCCACATGGGTCATGAACAAGACGAGCACCGCCGCAGCGATTGCCGGGCTGGTTGACAGCAACGGCCGTTACCTGTGGGGTTCCGGTCTGCAGGACTCCGGCTTGGTGCCCAGCATCAAGGACCGCAAGCTCCTGGGCTACGACGTGCTGCTGAGTGGGTTCGCCCCCTCGGTTGCCGCCAGCGCCTACGTCGCGATCTTCGGGGACCTGAAAGGGTATTACCTCCTGAACCGCGTCGGCTTCTCGATCCAGGTCTTGCGCGAACTGTACGCCGAGACCAACCAGGTGCTCATCCTTGGCCGGCTCCGCTTCGGCGGCATCGTGGCCGAGCCGTGGCGCTTGAAGGTCCATCAGGTTCACGCTTAGGCGTGGCCCCCACCCCGCCGGCTCGGCTGCCGGCGGGGTAGCCCTCGGTGCAACCGTGCAGTAGAAAGCAACCCAAACCCCATGAGCAA